TTTCTTGCATGATAATAGAAAAATATATTATGGATCAACAAGAGGGAGGAGGTTCAGGATCTAGGTCGACAGATAGTCGACCAGATCCGAGTATATTATTACAAGAAGAAGACTTTACTTTGGGCAATGATTTTCTTTATCTTTTACCATCCGATAATGAAATTACAACTGAGGTAACACCCATTTTAGAGAGAGGATCATTACCTTTATCTGAATACAAAACTCTAAAATATTGCAGTTATTTGCCAAATCTCCAAACAAAAAAATGCGGATTATTTGAATTGCTTTCAGATCCAACAAAAGTCGTTTGTAGTTCACCCAGCGAAATAGGAACTGAATACGTTCCTATATACGAGGTAAAAAAAACGGGTAAACGATTTGATGCATCTGCGGGTACAACAATTGACGAAATCGGATTGAGCGCAACGTGCGTTGAGAAATCGACGTTTCCAGGACTTGTAGGGTTTAATTATACATTGGACAAAATACCGGATGTATTTAGAGATTATGAATGGACGCCTGTAGGGGAAACTTTATTAGGTGGTTACAGCGGTGATATACAGGGAAGAGATAGTTGTGGTCCTGGAATTTTTCCATATTTGACACCAACTCTAGGATTTGGAGGATCGAGCGATGCCTGTGATAAAAAAGCACAACAATTACTTGATCAATTAAATGCTTGTCAATTAAGAACACTTCCAGGTGCTCCTGAAGCATTCCAGTTTTCGCCTGGAAACTTTACATGCCCATATACTCCCACATTAGCTTCACGAGAAACATTAGGCATAGGTCTTACTACCGCACCATTTGGGCTTGTAGGAGTTGTATTGGGTTATAAATTATTAAGAAAATTTTGTCCTAAAGTAAAGGACGCATGTGATGGATGTGGTTCACGTGTTGGTGCCGTTATTTCAGAACAATGTCAAAGGTGCACTTCAGCGATAGGAACGAGGCTAGGAGAATTGTGTACGAGATCCGCAGAAGAAGATGCTGCATCATCTTTATTAGAAGGTGGTGGAGAATCTGCTTAATAAATAACATATCATAATGATAATCCAAAATATTTGTACATGAATGATTTAAAACGTCCGGGTATTTTCACTTTAATGATTTTTTTTTGAAAAGGGTAAGATTCTGGTGATTGATTCAATTTCCAGGTATCATTGATTGAAGTTATATCCTTATTTAAAATTTTAAAAGTCGTATTTATGGGCAATAAAATTTCGGATTCTTCTGGATAAACAGAAATGATGGGCATAAATATGCAACGTGTTCCTTTGGGGAGTAATATTTGCAATACACAACATTCTAAATTGCCCATAAATCTGAATGCGGGATGCAGAGCATATGTGGTTGAAACAAAACGTTTGTTCAAAAACATTTTATTTTTTTTTGGAAAATAATCTTTGGATATACCTCTGTTAACAATTAAATCAGATTCTAATGGTGGACTATTTTCAATGATAGAGGCTAATTGTCTCTGTTTCCAAAAATTTTTCAAACCAATAAATAACGTCTGATCGGACGAATAATCAATCAATAATTCGATACTTTTACTAGGTAAATCTTTAATATAATCTTCTTGTTTCTTTATCCAGGCTACATTTTGAGTTAATCCTTCTATATCTTGATAAAAAATAAATGAATTTTGTTGTAGAATATCATGATTTGTAATAGGGAAGAAATCTTTTGGATACTTATAAAGTGTTTCTTTCTTATATTCCCACATCGAATTATAGGCATCAAAATGTTCAAATTTTAAGATAATTTTAGGGTTTGGACATATGGATTTTTTCGATGCCCACTCTTGTTTCAGTATTTGTCGCGTTTGTTCGGGTGTTTTGTCAAAAGTATGTTTTAGAATATCTTTCTGCGCTCGTTTATTAAAATTAACTTTTTGAAATTGTTTCTTGAATAATGGTTTTTCAAGTTTTTTTATTTTCTTTGTGAGAATATGTTTTTGATTCGAATACTTTAAAAATTCTTTATCAATCTTTTCATTCATAGTTTTAATTTTCAAATCAACATCTTTTTTATTTTTTTCTGTTTTTGTTTCTATCAATCGATTTATTTGTAAATACAAATCATTTGTTTTATTGATAAAATCATCTTCTAATAATTTTAATTCTTCTTTTACTTGTAAAAGATTCATTTTATAAACAAAAATATTTAAAAAATTAACTTAAAAGTTTGTACTTGATTCGATTCAGATCATTTAATGTAATTACAAAATTAGAATAAGAGCAAATTTTGATCAACATGTTATGAAATATTTGAAGGGGAATCATTTGGTTGGGATCAAACGGATTTACATTTTTTTTGATTAAAGTATCGATCGAATCTAAAAAAAATAAATAATTTTTAAAATATAATGATTCATTACCTTTTTCTATGTAATCAATAATATCCTCCTTTTTATAAAAGGAAAGAGGGACAAACCATTCCGAATCATGATATTTTGTATTATTTTTATAATAAAATAGAGTTTCAATTATTTTTAAATATTCTTCTTGTTCACTTTTATCCAAAAGGTATTCTATAAAATGAATATAATTTTCCAGAATGGGAGTATCCATAATGTCTTTCGATAAATCTTGGATTTTTCTAATTTGATACTCTAAAAAATATTTTAGATAGGTAGGTTCTTGTTCAAGATATTTATAATTCGATGAAATTCTATTATTTTTTAATGTATTAAGTCCTATATATATATGATTTATATAATCATATAACCATGAATCTTTTTCTATCCTAGATAAACAGAATTTAAAGACGTTTATAAGGTAGGTTTCAATCATTTTTATGATCATTTTTTTACTTTAAATGAATTCATAATTTATTAATTTAAGAAAAAACAATTAAAATGAAAATGCAAAAATCGAAGATTAACGTGATTAAAGTACCAAATAATAATGTAAAAAGTACAAAATCTGCTGAATTTCCGAGAATGCCAAGGATGTATTTAGAATTAATTGAAAATAAAGATAAAATTAAACCATCTCTGGTCAATAAAGAATATGATCCTGATGAGGTGGAAACCGTAATTAGCACGATTTACGAGGACGATCCGAATAAAAATAAAGATAATGATTCAGATGATGAACATTCAAGAGAAAATGAAAATGTAGAAGAATATGATAATGTTCAGAACAATAGTGAAAACGAAGAACTTGCCGATTCTGATGATGATGAGGAAGAATCAGAAAAAGAATCTGACAAGGAAACCGAAGAAAATGATAGCGATGAAAAAGAGGATGAAGAAGAAGAAAATAATGATGCACAAGATATTGAATCAGAAGAAAATGAGTCAGAGGATAATAAATCATATAGTCAAGAAAATGATACCGAAATGGATCATAATTTGAAAAATCTAAAGAGGAAAGATTTTTTTGAGAATGCACAGGAAGAATCGGATAATGATGATTTAATAAGTGAAAATTTATCATTATCGAGTAAAAATTCTTCTAAAAAATATCAATTATCGAATGAAGAAAATCTTAAAAAAAATGCAACACGAGAAAGATTAAAAGAAATCTTAAAAGAGCCACCTAAATTATCGGATCTTGAAAAAAGAGGTGAAGTGAAAACCAAAAAAATCATTCCAAATATTGAAAATATAGCTTTAGAAGAAGAAGATGAATTAAAGAGGGAATTATTATATAAATTTGAATTATTGAAAAAGTCCTATAAAAATATAGACATACCTGATTTCACGATGCATTCGGATTACAAAAATATGAATAAAACTTATGAAAATACATTAAGAAGAGTTTCATTAGACAGTAATGTTGAAAATTATAAAAATTATCTTATCGCTGGATTTATGATTCTTGAATATGTGTTAGGTTTTTGGTTGAAATTTGACATGGCTGGATTTACACAACAACAAATGTTAAATATAAATCAATACGAACGATTATTAATTGAACTTGGGGAAAAATCATATGTTCCGGATGACAAAAAATGGCCTGTGGAATTACGATTATTAGGAATGATCATAATGAACGCCGTAATATTTATAATCGCTAAAATTATATTGAATAAAACAGGAACGAGTTTATTCGGTTTTATGAATTCACAAATGCCCTCTTCAGAAAATAAAATGAAAACGAAAAGAAAAATGAAAGGACCCAATATTGATATATCATCAATTCCTAACATGGAAGAAATATCATCGGAATCTTAGATAACGATTGATTTATTTGGATAAAGATTGTATTTACAATTATTTTTTATTAATGGAGTAGTATTATATTTTAATATTGTATCATGACATTTATCAATATAGTCTTCATTTTTGACGAGACAAGAAAAAAATTCTCTATTTCTATTTGTATATATGAAATAATGAAAATTATTATCGATTTCTTGTATACATAATTCGTTAATATTATCAATCGGTTTTTGGAAAAAAAAGCAATTCATATCTTCATTATTTGCATCGTAAAACATTTCTCCCTTGAAAATTTGTGTAATATTTTGAGTATTGAGATTAAAAGTGTATAAAAGGTTATAATCACTCGTAGCAACAAATTGTGCTGTATTACATTCAAAGTCAAAAATATTTTTGGTGCTATAATACCTAAAAAAATTATCTTGTAGATAAGAAAATCGGAAATATTTATTCTGATTATTCATAGCCAAAATGAAATTGAAATTTAAAAACAAAAGAAGTTTGAGCATCATTTATTTTTAAATTTTTATAATTTATTTAGATGAAAAAAAAATTGATTTAAAGGAATGTAAATTTATTATAAAAAATGGGGACTTGGCTCAGATGGTAGAGCGGTTGTTTAGCTGACAACAGGTCAATGGTTCGATTCCATTAGTCTCCATAAAAATTATTTAATATGTAAATATTTATATTTAAATATTTATGATTCGGAATAAAATCAATGAAATTTATAATTAAAATTTTTATTACGACGATTATGGGATTTGTGCATGCGAATTATAATCTTGTTGAACCATCTCCAGATTGTAATATTAAATTAGGTCCAGCTTATTGTCCAAAAATAAGCACTCGATGGACAAATGATTATATGTCATGGATGGAAAGGACTCACCAAGTTCTTTTAAATGCCATGAGAATCGATCCGATAGCTTTTTCGAGTAAATTTACAAACAATACGATTGTTTATGCATGTTCTACAAACAATACATATCCCTATCGCTATAATGCGAATGCTCAACAGGCAGCCAAACAACAGAGTTTTTTTCTGAATACAACGGGCTGTCCATTTAGCCATAATACATGTCCAAATTATTGTTATTTATACAATAATAGTTGCACATTCTCGGATAGAATCGGAACATACGAAAAAAATTGGATTAATCTGGGAGAAAATATAGCAATGACTTTTGCTTCGCAAATTAATAATCCAATGGCTCCATTGTTACAATGGGCCAAGAGTTCAGGACATTGTAATAATATGTTTAATAATAATTTTAAAAATATCGGTGTGGGCGCGATATTAAGATATTGGACACATGTGTTTACCACGGTAAAAAACGATTTTAATAATATGAATCCTCTATATGATGGGACTCATTGGAGAGGAAGTCCTTTATTCTCAACGAATGATTTGTATTTTTTAGTGAATTATTATAGCGATACGATTCAAAATAATATAACATTGGTTATGAATAATAAAACGGAAAGGATTATGAATTTATATACGGGTACCAAAAATAGAGGTACCTATATCTATAAATTGCAGAATTATACATCTCCGTCATGTCTAAAATATGTATTTAAAATACAATCAAATAATACCATCTATACGCTTCCAGAGAATGGATATTTTTTAACAAACGGAATAAATAATTGTACCATCAATTATTCAGAAATTTAATTTTCCACTCTTTTTTATAAATCAATATAAAAATCTCTTGACTTTTATATTGATTTGAAGAGGGTTTTGTAGGTTAACCAGAATATATTATTTTTTTATTTCTGGACCATCTTTTGTGAAACCATTATGTATATAGTCTTTGTACGCCTGTGGACAATCCACCACTTTGAATTTGAATTGCGGATTTCCTATTTTCCATCCCCATTCTGAGAAATTTTTACAGCCCTGTACCAATAATTTTTTCGAGGCCTCGGGTACATTATCATCATTATAGAAATTAAAATTACATTCACATCCTTGCACTGGATTATGATTCTGATCTATACATTTTCCACTATCTTCCTGTGTGAGATAAGTCATATTTTGTTTTCCACATATATTTGAAGTACTATAGGAAAGATCATCATGTCCAGGAACTGCAAAATCAACATGTTTCATACCATATTTGCATCCCTGGGTCCAAGGGGGGCATACATTTTTTTGCATGACGAGAACTTTCCATGATGGGTTGGATACCAGATTGGGATCGTCAATCGTTACCGATATACATTTACCACATCCTCCATTATCCCCTATACCACAGCAACCATCATCAGGTCCAATTAATTGTGACATATCTTTACTAAAAGCACCTGTCATCCATAAATTATATTCACTATCTGTGACTCCTAATTCAGAAGGTTTAATTGGGGCATATACGGGTGATGATTTGTATTTAGTACTATCCCAGGGTTGAAGGGTTCTGGAATCACATCCCTGACCATTACAATCCCAATAAACCGTTCCTTCCGCGATGGTTTCATCGGATGAATTCTCAAAATATTCTATATTTTGACATTGTTGATCGTACGCGTAATTGATTGATGAATAATATTTCATTTATAATCTCAATTATTTTTTTGTAAAATTCTTTAGAAAAACAAAATATTTGTCATAAAAATTGATAAATTGTCCATTTTTAAAATTAAATAGAATGAAAGAATGTCCTATATGTTTTGAAAAAAAAAATAATATGATTTTGATTGAATGTAATCATGAAATATGTTTCTTATGTAGTAAAAAATGGTTATTATATAATTTTACTTGTCCGATTTGTAGAATGTATTCAAAATATTTTTCTCGGTGTACTCGAAGTTTAACGAAAGCTTTACAACGATTGCCAAATGTACAATCAGAAATTGATGAAATATTTTTATCCTTTTCATTCAATGAATATGTTTCATTTTTGAATAAAAAAATATCCCAGAATAAACATGTATGATATAGACCCGATCATAAACATATTCTTGTGAATATTTTACAGCCTTTTGAAAATAATTATAAATATTTATCCATGAGAGAAATTAAAATAATCAACGAAATAAAAAAATCGTTTGTTGTTACCTGACAGTGATGGAATATTATTCTGGACTTGCCTATCATAATAAGATTATGATTAAAAATATTTTGGACGATAATAAGCAATTCGAAAAATTATGTGAAATCCTTCAGAATGGAATCTTTTCGAAAGAGCACGCCGTCATTGTAAAAATTTTACATAATTCTTTATCAAACGATGTTCAGAGAAAAGAAATTCAACAAAAGATTGATGAATTAATTCTGACTAAAGATATAATGGATCTTCTCAAATTGTAATTTTATTCATTTGGTTAATAAATTAAAAACATTCATAAAATTTTTATTATAATTGGGATCAAACGGTTTATTATAATTAGGTTTTGATAGATCGGCCGGCATGTTTTTGCTATTTTTAAATTCTATATGCGTTTTTATTTTTTTCTGATAAGGATCCAACCATTTGAAATAATTTAAAAATAAATGTTTATAAGGTGCATTCGTTTTTTTTTGAAGATAAACAAAAGCCTTTACCAAGGCCCAATATCCGTAAACAACATAATCACATGAATCTCTCCAATGAAAATCTTGTGATTTTGCATCACAACATTTACAATCGCTCGTTGAAATCCAATCGATGGCTAATTTTTCACATTGTTTGATTTTATTTATATCATTGAGAGTAGTCGCAATAGAACTCATTAAACAAATACGATGGGATTGCCAATTGCTCATTGGATACAAAGCATTGGGTCCCTGAGATAATGATAGATTATAATTATATAAATCTTGCAAATCTTTCCGGTTAAGATTTTTTGTTTTTGATATATACTCCGCCACGTCAAACGAATAATCCGTTATACGCTGATTTCCAATATAGGTTCTTATGTTCATTATATATATACTAATAATTATGCAAGATTTTTTTTAATTTAGGGAGATATTTGTAAAAATTCAGAATGCCAATCGACAAACGGTGCCAACCATTGTGTTTCACCGTGTGTGGAATAAGAAGGTAAACACGAAACCAATAAACGTCCTCTTTCTTGCACTAATTCGCAGAATAAATTGAAATCACGGACCCCGTGTTTATAGAAAATATCTCTATCCAATCGTAAAGTTTTTACACGTGCTCCAAACGTCATACAACAACTATTGGTTAACTTCCAATGGGAATGTTCGGAAATCATAACTCTTGTCCATTCTCCACCTTTTTCGATAAATGGGTTGGGTCCTCCTTCATTATGATTTATATATTTATCGGGATGATCGTATAAAGAACAATAATCAGAAATCTGTAATCCTTCTTGGAGCATCATATCTGCGTTTTTTTTGTAAATATAATCATCTTCTGCGAAATATATTATTTCATTCTCATCGTTAAAATGCGTGAGCGCGAAATCAAGTACATAAAGAAAAGAATCGTTATTCCCCAATGATGTACGAATAATCGTTATAGGATCTGAGTGACTGTTCAAGAAATGAAATAATTCTTCGTTTACATTATCAGCAAATACAAATATATCATGATTTTTGAATATTCTGATAAAATGTAGAAACATTGATTTTTTATCATTCACAAAATCAGGTTTTACTTTAAGATTACCACCCTCGCTTATTCTGTACAAAATTTTCATTTAGTATTTTAGATTAAAAAATAATTTTGATATATAATTATCCGTGGACGGTCTCTCAAAAATACTAAAATATATAAGATTAGAACGGATACTATCCAACGATTCGCGTGAAAAATATCTATTTTTGAGCAGATAAAAAAACCCTAAAACCATTGAACAAACAATTATTTTTTTGATTCTTTTTTTTCTTTTTATTTTTAATTTTTCTTCGTCAAACCATTCTAATGTTTTTATATAACTCGGGCTGAATTTTAAAAATTTATGCATTTCTACACCCCCTTTAACAATTAATCCTTCGATAGATGTATCGTTCGGGTAGATGGAATAAGGACTATGATATTTAATTTTATACAGTTTAATCAATAATTGTTCATTTTTTTTATCATGAAATATAGGCAGTACATTTGTAAAACATCCATCGATATAATATTTATTTTTAAATTTATAAAACAAATTAGGACTCACGTAGAATGGAAGATTCGAGGATGCCATGCAGGCATCTAGCAATTCATCATTATTCTGATAGGTAGAAAATATAGTTTTTTTAAACCCAAAAGGTGTTATTTCTGTAGCATTTATGTATACTTTTCCAGAACAAATTTCATAAGCATTTATAGGAAGTAAATTGTATAATAGTTTTCTTAATTCAAATAAATACCGTTTTTTAAATAAGAGAGAATCGTACATTTCGACAATCATTTCTTCAGGAACATTGCAAGCCATAAGAACGGAACAAATGGCTCCAACACTGGCACCCGCATAACGTTTTATAATTATTTTTCCTTCTTTTTCCAATTTTTTTAAAATCTTATGGACTCCAATCACATAAAATCCATAAAACCCACCCACGCTTATAACTACATCGATTTCTTTTGGATGTTTATATTCCTTTATATCATGAATCGATAATGCCTTTAATATTTTTATATGCATTTAAATTACTTTATAATTTTTATTTGAAAAATAATTTTTTAAAATAAAATAATGAAAATAATCTGCTACTTTTTGTTTCTTCCTTTATTTACGAATGCTTTTATTTATATGAATCAATTGGATTTTTCTCGTTTCAAAACAAAATTTCATAAATCCTACACCGACAAAAATGAAGAAACACTGGCTTATAAAAATTTTTGTCAAAACAAGGATATTATTAAAAAAATCAATACAGAGCAATCATCGTATTCTGTTGCCATAAACGAACTCGCGGATCTCGATTTAAAATCAATTTCTAATACACGTCTTAACCTAAAAATATCAAATATTTCTTTTCCTATGAATTATGATTTATTTCAATCGAAAAATAATACATTTATATCGATCGATTGGAGGAAAAAAGGGAAAATACGAGATGTAAAAAATCAGGGTAATTGTGGTAGTTGTTGGGCGTTTTCTACGATAGGTGCCATTGAAAGCATGATTGATATTCACAATCAGATTAAAGATCCATTATCGGAACAAGAATTAGTCGATTGCAGTGATGAAAATTTTGGATGCAGCGGGGGGTGGATGCATGAAGCAATGTATTACATCAAGGAAGCAAACGGGTTATACAAGGAAGTCGATTATCCCTATAAACAGAAAGAAAATAAAGAATGTAAAAATCTTCAATCATTAAAAATCAAAGAAGCCTCTAGATTTAATGTTATTTTTGTAAAAGAAGAGTCTCCTATATCGTTGAATCATGCATTATTGATTAATCCGATATGTATAGCCGTAGACGCCAATGATTACGGTTTTTTATTTTATAAAGATGGTATTTATGATCGTCCTCTTACCGATCGAACGAGTATTAATCATGCCGTATTATTAACTTCCTACGATGATCAAGAAGAAATTTGGACAATCAAAAATTCTTGGGGAACATCGTGGGGAAAAAAAGGATACATGAACATTAAAAAAAGAGACGAACACGGAGTAGCAGGAATGAATACTTATTGTGTATTCCCATTGAAAAGATGATTATTTTCGTAAATTAAAATCTTGTTGGGCTTGTAAATATTTGTATCCAAATTTAGGATAATAGGGCACTTTTTCTTTGATTTGTTGGATCAATAATCTGTAATTTTTCCGACTATTTTCGACCATTAAATCAACTACACTCTCTATTTTAACGTCTTTTCCATTCTTTAATACGGGAAATTTTTTAGAAATATATAATTCTAATAATGAATCATATTTTCCAAAAATATCCTCGAATTCGGCTTCTTCAATAATTTTAGTGGGTTTCAATATTATGTATTTATTTTCAACATTAAGAGCCAATGCCGGATAATATTTTGTATCTCCGTCGTACATGAATTTTTGCGATCTGAATGACGGTTTATATTCAATCATAGCATTTGCCCATGCTTGATCATCAAGGTCGTAGATATTAGGAACAATCATTCTTTTCGGTCTTATTACTTTTAAATCGACGCGTAACAGATTTTTATGGATAAGATTGCTGCTTTTTACATAATGTTTGTGCCAATCTTTTTGGAGCAGTTTTTTGATTTTTTTAAGATTCTGTAATTTTTTGTGATTTTCTTTTGTCGATTCCTTTTTTTGGATATTTTTGATCTTGATCTGAATATTATTGAATGCCTTTTCTAGTTTTTCCATTTTATTTAATAAAATAAATTTAAAAATTAATATAATATCGTATCTCCTTCTTTAATATCATAAAGCGCAAGGGTTTTTTGATCTTCCGTCATTGGGATATCATTTTCTGGGTAAGAATAGTATCTATGAAACAAATTATGACCTTTAAGGTATAAATCCTTTTTTCCTATGTCCACCCCACTATTTTTTATTTTTTGTTTCAGGGTTGTGATAGAATCACTCGGATAAACTTGTATTTGTTCACGATCTGTTTCTCCAAATCGTCCCACTTTTATTTTAATTAATTTTTGTTGCTGTAAGGCCGGTAAATTTAATATCGTGATTTCATATTTTTGGGTCGGAGTATCGATAATAATATTATCCTCGGAAACAATTTCATTGACATTAACAAATCGGAGGTACTTTATATTATTTTGTTTTAATAATTCAATTTTATTACCATAATCGATTTCAAATCTGAATTTTGAACGAACCACATCCTTGAAAGAAAAATTTAAAAAAATGGAATCACTGAGATTGAGTCTGAAATATCTTTTATAAAATGTTGACATAAAATACCAGGAAGGTCTTCTATCATGTACGTTTGCAAATACAGCAAAATTCAATACGGTTAGTTTAGAACCTGAACTCGGTAATCTCGCAATCATTGAAAATAAAATTTCTAAAAATCGTTCTACAAATAATTCATCATTATCCGACGAAGAATTTTTAACGATATCATTATAGTAAGGACTAAATTGAGTATCTGATCGGATGATTCGTATAGTTATTTTATCCGCTAATTCTTGGATTTGTAGAGGGTATTTATCAATATGTTTTTTGTGAAAAAGACTTATTCTTTTATTTGTTCCTTTCCAATATGCTTTTTTACCGTTAATAGAATAAAAATCTTGTTCTATAAATTCAGGAAATAATGTATTAAAATGGTAATAGGTCCATTTTACGCCACTCTCATTGATAAATTCATAGTGTAATTTTCCTTTTTTTATCCAATGATTCCCAAGTAATCGTTCGGCATTTATAAATTCAGGATCTTCAGAAAATATGGGAGATATACCAATAATTACGATAGGTAAATTAGTCATCCTCACAAAAATTGGTAAATAGATATACGATTCTAACGTCGGTTTTCTGTAAGGCCAATCAAGATTGTCAATAATCGAACCAATATTTAGCAAAACATAGGTTGGTTCCTCAAAAGTATATGAATCAAGAAATTGACAACATCTTTTAATCTCAGAATTATAAATCTCGGATTTGTTAAAAAAAGTAACTAAATTTCCAAAATTATAAGATCTATAGGGAAAGGATAATTTTTGGGTGGATGTCATTTATTTTTCAAATAAATAATTTTTTTTAGAATTGAACTAATTCGACTCCAATATCATTCAGATCAATGATTTTTTCACTCCGATTAGGAGCAGGTTGCATTCCATTTGTATAAAGACTTGCTACATCACATACACATGTGAAAGAAGAGTCCAACTGACCATCGGATTTGTAATTTCGATCGCATATAAAGGATTGATTTCCTGTATAACCTTCAATAATTAATAAAGGATCAATTCTTGGGGTTTCAAATATGTTTGGTTCTACATTATAAAATGAAATTTCTTTTATATCTGTTGATTTAATGCCATCATCGATAAATAATTCTGTCAATAACTTTTCAATATTGGTGAATTTAGATGACGTAGTGTATCTCGCCCAATCAATTTTATATTGCCCTGTACGGGGATCTAAAAAATTAAATTGTATTTTACCACTATTGTTATCTTTGAAATAATCAATTATATAATCTGTGTGCTTATTGATAAATAGTTTAATTTTAGAATCACATTCAGTCATTCTCTCTATTAATGGAAATTATAAAAAATTATGAAATCATTTTTGGTTTATTGGACACGAAACATCAAAAATTGAAGTTTTAAATAAAATATACTACTATTAAAATAAATATGTATACAAAATTGATTTAACTCATTTTTTTTGAAAACAGGATAAATGTCTGATCCAGATTTGCAAGCGATTGAAATCATACGATTCCTGGAGAGTAATCGTAAAGATGAATTTTCGAAACTTCAAAAAAAAATTTATAAAAGATTTGATCGGTACTGTTCAAAAAGTGATCTTCTCCATATCTATTTAAATGCATTAAACAATGACGATATTCAAGAAAATCCAATTGTAGAAAAACTATTAAGGATTAAATCAACCAGGAGTAATAGCGGAGAATTAGAAATGTCGACGATGCTACCCCCAGATAATTTTAGTTGTAAATATGATTGTTCCATGTGTCCTGATGAGAGAAAAGTAAATGGTGCATCGGTCGATATGTCTAGAAGTTATTTATCTTCTGAAGGAACTCCTAAATTAGGGTTGATTGAAGATTTTAGTGGAATATTTCAAGTGTGGAGACGATGTATTCAGTATGAATACCTCATGGGACATAAGATTGATAAAATAATTCATATATTACTCGGTGGGACTTTTCATTCTTATAATAAAAAGATTAGGGATGATTACATTCATGATCTGTATTTTGCATGTAACACCTATAATGAATATTTATCTTTTCGGAATAAAGGAAAATTTAAAAAAACCATCATCGAATGGCTAAAACAAAATCCGTTTGAAGAAAAAATTTCATTCAAAAATACGATTGGTGAATCTTTATTGGCAATGATGCGATCTAAAAAGGATTTTGAGGAAGAAAAAAAGATTAATTCCCTTTTAAAGAGTGGTCGTATTACGGGTTTAGTCATTGAAACCAGGCCCGATCAGATTTCACTGTCTTCTCTAAAAGAATTGAGACACTATGGAGTAACCCGAGTCCAGATCGGAGTTCAACATACGGATGATACTGTATTGCATATCATGAATCGTCGACATACCGTGTCTGCGTCCATAAAGGCGATACGATATCTTAAAGACGCTGGATTTAAGATCGATATACACGTACTTTTGGATTGTCCTGGGAGTACTATTGAAAAAGATTATGAATGCGCGAAAACTATTTTTTCTGACGAACATTTTAAGCCTGATTATGTGAAATTATATATTTGTGTGGATGTTCCCTTTACGAAAAATCGTTTGTACAAAAAAAATTATGATTGTCTTCCCGTGGAGATAAGAAATGATGTTTTAAGCTCTATGGAAAATGGGAATTGGAAAAAACTTAAAGAGATTGCTCGATCTCTCGGCTACCAAGATTTCCGAGATGTAATGGTTTGGGAACCAAAAGCTGAGCATGATTACCAGAATTTTAAAAAGATGCTAACCAATGTAATCAGTCTTATACCTGAATATGTTCGTTTGAATCGTTTCCATCGAGATTTTCCGAGAGCCGAATCTGCACCATTACGATTAGGTTACGAGAGCGATACTCTGAAGACCAATCTTCAACAGATTTGCATGGATGAATTAGAAAAAGAGGGTGCTCATAGCAAAGATATTCGTAGCAGAGAATTAAGGAATCATGATATCAACTTATCCGCATGCAAATTATTTGTTCACAAGTATAAATCTTATGGTGGGGTTGATATTTTTATCAGCATTGAAGAGTGTTTACCCAAATCGGATAAAACCCGCATCATAGGAATGATGCGGTGCAGAGTGACCGATTGGGACATGGGATGTGACCCAAAACATAAATATTATCCACCTTACTGGTTTTTAAAAGTTTTTCAAAAAAAATCATTGAGGATCCGTGAACTCCATATTTATGGTAATTTACAATCTAAAAACACGGATACTCACGGACAACACATGGGCTTTGGCCGATTTTTACTCAAAATCGCCGAGATTATAGCAATTATTATGGGTTTGGACCAAGTTGTGATTATTTCGGGTGTAGGCGTTCAAAAATATTATGAAAATCAAGGGTACACATTGTCAAAAGATGATGAATACGAAGTGAAAAATATAAGTGATCAGGAGTTACCTTATTTTATTTCTTTACAAAATCGTTGGATATCGGTTCATCAATTAAAAAAATTATTCTTATTGAATGAGGTAGATTCTTATGATAAAAATATTATTGAATTCAATTCATTAACCTTTTGGGAAAAAATTATTTTGTCATTATTGAGAATCTTTTATTTTTTCCTAAAATTATTTAAAAATACCACTTATAAATGAAAGAACCACAATATATAGATAAAGATATCCCATATTCTGTGAGAACGAAAATAATAGGATTCGCACAACAATCTAAAAAACCACGAGAGTTTATCCAATTATCCAAGAAACAATTAAAAGGGAAACAAGAATATCTGGCACCTATGGTTCAAAGAATATATAATCAGAATGCGAAAAAAGATGCAATGATTGATCAATTAAACATACAAGGATTAAATTTGTCTCTATACAAAAAAGCCAAAAAAAAATATCATGAATTTTTAGATTCTGATGCTCACCTCCAACAACAATTGATGATGCCATTAAAAAGATCACCCAACTATTATAAATATGTACATTATGATTTTCTGGATTACCTACGACTGCATCCCTATAGTAAAAGGATACATATTTCTAATTGGCATCAGGATGCTCTGATTTTTTTTAGAGATGGTAACAATACAGTCGTTGTGCATTTTCCGATCCCGGATGATTTTGAATTTGCGACGTATGATGGAGTAAAAAGATATATCCTAGAAAATGATATCCCGGTCACCGATTATCAAATATTAGACACTCACTAAAATTACATTGGACCCGGTTGACTTTCAGCGGACTCTTGAATTTTTGATTCTGTTTGAACTTGTATTTCTTCACAATTACAATTGTAATTGGTAATCGTTTCGTTTTCTGTAAAAAAATTAATGGTACAATTTGTTTGATCCGTGAATTTTATATTCGAATTAATTTCCGTTGTCAATTCATTTTTATTCTGAATGATGATTGAATTTATACTTTCAAGTGTATTATCCAATAAAATCTGTTGAAAATTGCGCAAAAAAGACCCAAAATAGGTTTGATATAAACCATTATATTGTGATATTTTAATACAGGCACCTTGATTATCTTCAGTATTTTCATAATTTCTATTCAATGTATTAACTCCATATCGATAACAGGATGAATCTATATTTTTAATTCCCAACCCTATGAATGGACCCATTTGTGGATTATTACTGAGTTCGTATCGATATATTTCTATATCATTTTTCAAAACTGGATAGGGTACATTTATTCGTTCATAAATAGTATTAAAAAATGGACGCGCAATTGCACAATATTGTTCTGATGATGAATAGAGACGAGTCATTTCATTAGGTTGAGTGCTTGGTTGTTCTTCCTGCATAAACTTAATTCCTATTAATCATTAATTTATTTTGGGAGCGTAAAATTTTTTTAATATTTAATAAAATGCGACAAACAATAGAACAAAAAATAAAAAAATCGTGGGAAAAACGTTTTCAACAACCTTTAGCACAAAATGATTTAAAAATTTTATTACAAAAAAAAGGACAAGAATATTTATATCTTACACAAAACCAAGATAATTCAATATCATTTAAATCAATCCCGTTATCTCGATTCCAAAATTCGTACACTCATAAAAAACCATCTTCACCAAACACCGATCTGAAAGATTTACCACCCAATATTTTGAGACGTTTTGTTGGATTGTCTCAAGACTATAATCCTCCATCCTATTTATTTGATGAATTACAACATCCAAATTTGGACAAGGCGATCCAAAAATTGAGAAAACAACATGCTGAAATACTACCTTCGATCAAAAACCAACAACCTACCCGTGCGAGTATGATGATAGATGATGATTTATTACATGGTTTAATTTATGTTACCAATCTCTTTAATCCAATGGATAATGATGCACCTCTATGTCATGAACCGAATATGAGATGGTATGATTGGACATTTTTCAGACAATACGAGTATCTCGTAAATCATCCATTTTCTAAGCGTATCGCCTTTTCTGATTATTATGAACGATATTTTTTCATGTTTTGGAAGGAAGGAACAATCGTAATAGTTTCCATTGTTTACGAATCCACCGCGGATCCAGAAAAAGATATCCAAAACATCAAAAATCAAATCCATCACATCATAAATGCAAAAAACGAGCAATCCAAAAATAGATTGTTGAATCGATTAGGAATCTATTCTGTTGAAAATGCATCGTTTTATTTTTAGATTAATGGCTTATTCATAAATTTTTACATAATTTATTAACCAATATCCTTCAGTTATATCTACATTTGGATCTTGAGCATAACCTTGACATTTAATATTAGATTCAGGATCATTTGGGAAGAAGACATTCCCAGCCCAATCCCCACATAATGTTGTATTTATGATGGGAACGAGATTTTTAAAATGATTTGGACAAGGTTGAAATTGTATTTTATTGTCTTTTTGGGTTTGCCAATTATCTGTTGATAAAGAATCACTATGTGAATTTTTTATATTGTCGGGAAGTAATGGATCATTCCTTGGCCAAAACCAAATTGTTATACCAAGATCATTTGAAATTTCTATAGCAAAAGTTCCTCCTTTTGCATCATTAAATTGATTTCCAAAGGTATTAAAATTTTTCCAATAAATTCCACAACCTAAATTGGGACAATTGTCATTACCAGAACATCCACAAGAATTATAACCTATATCACCAGCGCTACAAGATTTGTTTGAAATATTGGGTATATTTTGAATACAATCATTACCATTTACAATATTCGTATGTAATGTAGAATAATTGGTTGTAGATTTTCCGGTATTATCAGTGATACCTTCAATGACATCGATTTCACCATTACAGGCCCATTTTGAGGGAGAGTTTGTCAATCCGTGAAACCAAAAAGAAGGCCATAATCCTGGTCCATAAGGTAAATGTTCTAAATCAATGATGAATAATCCATGATCAAAAGTTTTTCTATAAAAATGAATCCTTGGTGCTTTTCTATATTGATAATTAACTGATTTATGTTCTAAATCAATTTTTAATTGTTTTTTATTATTTTGATTGATGATTGATATAAGTTCATAATTATTTCCATATTGAACAATCCCATGTGTAGGTTCACCATCAAATTGATCATTATGGGAGGGAGAAAATTTCCAATCAGAATCACTATTATTTGGATTCATTTTTTCCAGATTATTTCCAGAATAATCAAATGTTAATTTATATTGAGATGATGTAAATTTTTCTTTTCTGATTAATTCTAAATAAATGAATATGAAAATTATAAATATGCAAAACAATAAAATCAATGAAATCAATAATAGAAATTGCATTTATTAACACTAAAATGAAAAATATTTGATTCTATAAAATGAATTTTGAAACGATTTTAATTTCAATCATGGTTTTCATATGTATTATATTCATTTTATTAGTTATTTTATGGCTAATTACGACAAAAAAAAAATCAAATTATAAAAAAATATTTTCAGTTAAAAACCTTAATGAATTAAGGGAACATTTTGTATTGGATAACCCAAATGAAGATGGTACAGATCCTACTGGAGGCAATGTCGATTATTCTTTTTTATTCCCAAAAGATAAGGACAATAAAATTATTAATAATATAAATGGTGATCCCTCCTGGAGTGAAATACCAGATAATAAAATTGTTTCTAACTGTTTTCAAGAGACAGATGATTCTATTGTGTTGAAAATTTCTGAAAATTTAACGAATGATAAAGTCGGTAGTTTTCGTTTATCAAGCAGAAAATTATTCCGGGGTGGATTATTCATCATTGACGTTGAACATATCCCTATTGGTTGTGGTGTTTGGCCAGCATTCTGGTTAAATGGATTTGTTGGAGCAAAAGATCAGTATCATATGTCTCCAAAAAATCCAGAGTATAAGAAAAATATGGATAAATTGGTAAAGTATACATTAGGTAATGAAGAAAATTTCAATCATACATGTCATGAAAATGAAACACTTTTACCGAACAATAAAAGTATTGACTTTTTCATGTCTGCATTTTTAGAAAAAAATATATATCCTGCAATGTGGCCTGTAGGTGGTGAAATAGATATAATTGAACAAACGAATTTTAGCCCGACAAATCTAATATCAATCCATGGTGGTCCTAAATGTGAAGTTACTTCAGAATTCAAATCAAATTATATGTCGGATTGGATTAGCCCACAATATAAACAATTTGGATTACGAAGTGTTTGTGGAAATACTTATGAGCCTTTAGGAAAATATAGTGGTTGTAAAAATGATGCTTATGCTTATGGTGAAAATGGTGAATTAACAAATATAAATGGATTTACGAGACCTAATTGTCCAGAAGAATCGGCTGTGAATGCAGGAAATTCACAAATCAAGGGTCCATATGGTTCTTTTGGTGAGCCTTTTAATGCTAACAAAGGTGGAGTGTATGCAGTTCAATGGATCCCTAAAAAAAGAGTAAATATATGGTTTTATCCAACAAATTTATTCAGTAAAAAAAATTTGAGTCTAAATAATGGTCCTTTAAGTGATTATCCTAATCCCAAAACATGGAAAAATAAAGAAATACCCGATATTAAAAATGTTTATTTAGGTGATGAAAAATATAAAACGCTTTTAGCTTCTTATGTATTAGATGATAAAAATGCAATGACGGAAGGATGTGACTTTAATTTTCAAGCTTTAATTATTAATATTACTTTTGGAGGAGGATGGGGTGGTTCTTCTATCCCGAAATATTGCTCTGTGGACGGTCAAAATTTTAATGCACAAAATTATCATATATTTTTAAATAAATGTTTTCATGAAGATCCTGATAAAGCAAATTCAAAAGGCATAGGAGTTCACGGATGTTATGATGGAGCTTATAATAAAGATTTTAGAGGTGAATACGCACAACCCATTTTTTTTAAAGAGGCATTTTTTAAATTTAAATCAATCCATGTATTTCAAAATCCACACACAGATGAAAATGTTTGGTAATCGTTTTCTAATTTTACACAAGTGAATGCTAAAAAATTCCAAAAAATGATTTTTGTAAATATTCATAATTATAGATTATGAATCTTATGGAAAGATTATATGCCAAACGAAAACATTTTCATTTTTTTGATACAGAAAAAAACTTTTTAAGTTTTTATATATTTAAGAAGCTTCCTGATGAAAACAAATCATTATTACATATTTTCGAATGGACATTAAAAAAATTAATGATGGAGAATAATGAAAACGATAAAATATCTTTACGAAAAAAATGGGAATCGTACAAGATGACGAATCAAAATATTGTTTATAATTATGATTGGAAGAAACCAAAATATTTTGAAAAAATGAATTCATTAGATGCGGCGCCTCGATTAATTTTGAATTTTTTATACAAATATAAATATTGCGTAGAAGAATTTTATATGTATCTTGATCTTTTGAATGAATCCAATTCCAAAGAATTATTAATCGACGCTCTTAAAATTTTTTCTGAAATCCATTATTATATGTTTGATATCGATATTCAATGTCTTTATAATTATACCATGCATCATTATTGTCCTATAAAAAGCATAAAATGCCCCGATGAAATTCATTGGCATAAACAATTTCATTTACTTATGGATCCGTCTTTTTGACAGATAATCATGACGAAAAGCGTTGGGGAACATGAGAATTATTTTTTATATTCTTCATCAGATTGGGCAAATATTTTAATAATTTCTACGATCATTTCTCTATTTTTTTTACTGTTTATAAATATTTGTTACTTCATAATCTATTGTTCATTTTTAAGAAATACGAATGAAAGACCATTACAAGGAAATCAAGAACGCGAGGAAAATGAAATTTTATAAAATGACTTATTTATTTGTGATATAAGAAGGACGATAGGTTGGTTTAACTTCTTTACAATAATTAAAAAATATAGAACGGATACAAATATGATTTTTTGGACAATCTAAACTATCTCTACACATAAGAAATTGTACTATTGGAAATAAAAATGAATAAAATCTCATTCTTGTAAATTTAGATAATAAAAATAAATTTTCATTTTTTTATTTACATTTATTTGAAATATAAATAAAAATAATGTCTTCATTATCACATATTAGTGTTGAAACTTTACATAATCTTCTTATTCAAAAGATCAATGCAACTAATTTAGATCGAATACGAAAAAATGCTCTTCGTACTATGATTACACATATTTTTACGACTGAACCGGATGAAAATATAGCGAAACAGAGAATGATTGACTTTTTACGTTATAGAAATGTGAATGTACAAGAATTTTATAAAAAAAAACAATCTTTAGAAAGACAGAATATCCTCATAATAAATTATATAAATGCCTCTCCTGATCAACCATTTGATTCCTCCAATATTACAAAACAAGGAATTGAATATTTTTTTAATCTCCATCATATTTCTTATCAAAAAACCATGACGAAACAGAAATATCTTGATATCCTTAAAAATTTTAAACAACAGAATCTTAAAAAAAAACGACAAAATCGTTTGAACCAGCAGCAGAATCTATCACAAGATAGATTCGGAAATCAGATTATAAATCCGGTTTGGGGGAATGATGGTGTAATATATGATCGAAGAAGTATGATTAAATATCTGGAAACGAGACCTTTAAAATATCAAAATCATAAATCAGTTCCTGTTTATGTGATAGTGGGAGGATCTGTTCCTTTACGACGTTTCTTTGATACCCAAGAAGAATATATGCAATGGAAAAAAGAATCCTAAATTTTATGTCCTCCTCGTAATTTTGGTAATTGTTCAATTTGTAAATCTCCTCTGTTATATGAATAGATGAGAGTATCTGATGTTTGATCCCAATTACCATAATGTTTTTGTCTTTGAAATATTTGTCTTAATTTTTGATGCAATACTTTGTGTTGTTTTGTTGATTTTATTTTCCCAATATTTCGTTTCATTATATTTATATTATTAATGATGGATCTACCGATATTCCCCATTAACGTATAATAGTTTTGTTCTATTTGTCCTCCAATCCTTAATTATCTTTCCAATATGGATTATTTGCTTTTTTTTGTTGAGTAAAAAATCGATTGATTTTATTGATAATACAATTATATGTACTCATTATTGTACATGTATATTCTTTCTTGTTCTTGTTGCATTTTATTTACAAAAAAAAATAACTAAAGAGTTTTAAATATTTATATAATATATAATGTGTCGATTATTATTTGTTAAAAATGATTATACAGACATGGGTAATATAATCAACAATTTTAAAAAACAGGCTTGGACACTTAAATATACACCTTTTTTAAATCAGGATATCGATGCCGATTATCACATGGATGGAATTGGATTTGCATTCTTTTATGAAAAAAAATGGAATGTTCAAAAATCAACTGACATGTATTTTTCCTTTCATATACCCCCAGATTGCAAATATATAATTGGTCATTTGAGGAATAAAGGGAATTGCACAGGCAATGTTGGATATGAAAATACACATCCTTTCATATATCATCCCTTTGTTTTTTGTCATAATGGGAAAATTATTGACTTTGTTAAAAATAAAGAAAAAATTATGCCGTTTATTCTAGAGAAATATTTATCTCAAATAAAGGGAGAAACTGATTCAGAATATATCTTTTATTTAATACTAAGTTTTTTTGATGAAAAAAATAACATGATGGACGCGATTTTAGAATTTAAATCATTAATGATCCGTAAAAATATTTTTTTTTATGGAAATTTTATCATTGCGAATGAAGATAAAGTATGGATTACGAGATTGAGCAGTGATGAAAATAGATCTTGTTCGTTGTATAAAGATACCAGAAACATGATTATTTCATCAGAACCTCTATCAGATTCTTTTGAATTAATACCTTTACAAACCATTATAGAAATAAATCTTTAAAAAATTATTCAATCATAAAATTGATCATCATGTTGTGTATGATGTTGAGGAATGTTTTTTAAATATTCCATAATATAATTAATCACTTCTTGCGGTAAGTTCATTTTTATTTTTAATTTTATTTATTAAATAAAATGTCTGAAAAAAATTGCACAGGTTTGATTAATTATCTCGACTGTATCACTATAAAAAAAATCGATTGTCCCAAAATTAATTTATATAATTTAGACATTGTCATTTTACCTAAAAACACTTTTGTCTACAGGAGTGGTATAATGCATAAAAATCGACCAGTATGGTTCGGGTCCTATAATATTGCGGCGAGTCATAATATCGGGTCCGTGTTCCATACCTATAAAACAAATAGAGATTTAAATTTAATTTTGTTTTCCAAGGCCAATATCTTAAAATTGTATCAATCGATTGAAAAATCTTTATCGGATCAAGATAAAAAGTTATTTCAAAAAGTATGTTTTTTTAATCTAGATAAATTCCAACAAAAGATTTTCAAAAATTTTAAAAAAAAATATCCTTCGTATACCGAGATATTCAATTTTTGGGGGTTTTTTCCACAGAATAAACAAGAATATTATTCTTTATTATTCGCAAAATTATTATGCTCTTTTGGTTTTGATGGCTGGTATATCCAACCCCAAAAAATCGTTCAACGTGCTAGATTATTTGGGACCGGTAAACCTGGAAGATTTGAAGAAATCCTGATTTGTGTTTCTGAAAAGGTACTGAATAAAAATTAAGATGTATCGACATTTTCCTCTATATATTGATCTATCTGACGTTGAGATGGGAGCATCAATTGTTGTATGTCTGTATCTTTGTACCAAGATTTTTTTTTCGATTGCAACTGTTTTGCTTTTTTTGATTTTACAAATATTTGTGATGGAAGCATGATGGTTGCGGCCGAACAATAAATATTTTCTTGAGGCAGATAAGGATCAATCATTTTAATCATACCCATAAATGATTGAGGGAATCGTATGGGTGAAGGATTTGCGGTTAGTATATAAACATGAACTTGCATTTTATGGAGAAATTCAAATAATTTTTTTATCGTTTCAAAGCGTTTCATACCTCCAAGGATATAAATAATATATTCTTTAATCTGATCCTCGGATAAATCTGGTTTTATAAATGGATTTCCTTTGAGTGCTACCATTCCTTCCACAATTGATATGGTTCTATCCCAATCAAAAAATACGATTTTTGTTTCGGATTTAAAATCTTTACACCATTTTTTAAGTTCTTTTATCTGATTATTTGTAATGCCATTACAAGGAAGTTTTATTTCGTTTGATAAAAAGTTTAGTTTAGGATGTTCAAACACCGATAATAAAATATCTTTTCGAGTGGTATCGGTAAGATTTTCAAGATAATTTTTTTTATACATTACTTTTACAATAGGATCGAGTGCTTGATTGCCGTTTATTTTTTTATGGGTCAGATTTTCATATTCTTGGAGATCTTGTTTAATCATATCATTGGGGATATCATGATCAACATGGATGGTTTCCATTTCAGGAAAGGAATCTGTCATTCCTTGAAAATTTGATACTTCATTATCATAAAATCTTATTTTCATTTTATTTAATTTAAGGATTTTTTTTTATATTTAAAATGTGTGGTATCTGGATATCGATTATAGATAATCTTGTAATCCAATTAAATGATGAAAAAATATACGAAAAGATAAAAGAAAGAGGACCCGATCAACAGAATATAATCAATCATAATCTATTCAAAATAGCATTCTATCGATTATCAATTAATGATTTATCCAATCAAGGATTACAGCCATTTTATGAAAAATTTGACAATAATCAATACGCAATGATTTGCAATGGTGAAATATACAATTACAAAGATTTGATGAATCAGTTTAACATTAGATCATACACTCATTCCGATTGTGAAATTATTTTACCATTATTTTTATGTCTTCAAAAAGATATAAACAAATTGTGTAATTTATTAGATGGAGAATTTGCTTTTGTGATTATTGAATACAATACAGAAAACAATAACATAAAAGGTTGGGTAGCGAGAGATCCATATGGTGTAAGACCTTTATTTTTTGGCTATGATAATGACCATCTAATATTTTCATCCTTATTAAAAGGAATATCGGGAGAAACCAATACCGTATTTCAATTCCCTCCTGGGCATTATGGATATTTTGAAAATAAAAAAATCCAAAGGGTAGATAGATTTTATCATCCCATTATTAAAAGTGAAGATAATAATGATATCCAAATAATTTATCAAACAGTTTGTCATAAATTGATCCAGGCTGTTAAAAAACGTCTTCTATCAGATTCACCTATAGGGGCGCTATTATCGGGTGGTCTTGATTCTTCCTTGCTCGTGGCGATTATATACAAGATCCTAAAAATTGAAATACCCGTATTTTGTATTGGATTAAAAGATTGTGAATCGACAGATGCCAAATATGCTAAAAAAGTCGTTGATCATCTAGATATAAAAAATTTTCATCTTGTCCTTATTGATTCAGAAACAGCGTTATCCTCCATCGACGATATAATATACCATTGTGAAACTTATGATATTACAACCATCAGGGCTTCTATTATGCAATATCATTGCGCTAAATATATCAGAGAAAATACAAATATCAAAACCATTATAAATGGGGACGGAGCGGATGAACTACAAATGGGATATTTATACATAAAATTAGCACCGAACGAATCAAAAGCGGTGGAAGAAAATACGAAACTTCTTGAAGAAATCCATTTTTTTGATGGTCTACGAGTGGATCGTTGTTTGGGTGCTAATGGTTTAGAAGCTAGATTACCCTATCTGGATAAAGAATTTGTTGAATACTTTTTGTCGATTCCATTAGAATTGCGATTACCCTTTCGTAAATTAGAAAAAGAACTCATTCGAAAATCATTTCATTCCGTATATCCAGGTTTATTACCTGATGATGTTTTATTTAGAAAAAAAGAAGCATTTAGCGATGGGGTTTCGAGCCCAGAAAAATCATGGTATAAAATAATACAACAGTATTTTGATTCTAAAAAGATAGAGTCAAAAGATTATGTATTTAATCCACCATTTTCTAAAGAATCACAATATTATAGACAAAAGTTTTCTGATTTGTTTAATATCTATAATAAAAATTATGATACTATAATTCCTCATTTCTGGCAACCTAATTTTACAACTATTAAAGATCCTTCAGCAAGAGAATTGCATGTATATGATGAAATATCATGAAGTATGAATCTTGTCTCGTTCTTTTTCTTCATTTAATTTGCTCGTATGAAGTTCGACAAAATCTTTAATCATGAGAGAAAGTTTAGAAGGTAAAGAAGATAAATCATATTTTAGACCATTTTTATTGATTTTAGGTTTATAGGGGATTGAATCAAAATTATAATTATCTTCTATCAAACTGTAATACCTAATTATAGCATAAATATATTCTAAACCTTCTTCATCAATTTCTTGATTTATGGTAGAACATATAGATAACATATCATCATAAGATATTTTTTCATTTTTATTTTCATTCCTTTGTTTGAGACTATAATAAAGAGGAAAATGATTCGTCGAATTCATTTTTATTTTTATAAAAATTTTTGTGCATCATCATTTTTTTATATAATTTTTTTTATAATCTGTTTTATATTCTCATCAAAATAATGAATATAAACAAAATCGACATTTTTAATGTCAGGAGTATCAGGTTTGTCTATGACACAAACCCTGTATTCGTTCATTTGACAATGATAGATATATTTTTCCCAATACTTTTTGAAAAAATTCATCTTTTCTAAATAAAAAGGTTTTTTGTATAAATTAGAATCTTCAATCGAAATAAATTTTAAATATTCATCCATATGATTTAAAAAAGATACCCTATTGGGTATAGGCATTCTTTGTGATAAATATCGTGTTTCGTTGATTTCAAATATAAGGTTTAATAATTGATCATTCTGAGAAAAAACATTTTCTAGTTTCATATCAGGAGTTGCTTTAATCTCTCGTATTTTTTCTTCGGATTCTACATGAGTGCTCCAACATGTCTGTTTACATTTAGATATATTAAATTGTTTGTTGATAGAATTGATGGGATGATTATCTTTTATATCAAAAAAATCATAGATGGAAGTTTTTCTACAAAAAATCATTTTATCTTCACAATAAATAAAATGTTCTGATAAATCCGGTATCCTGTGCACAGAATATTCGATAGATGAAATATTGTTTTCTCCTCCTATGATATGAAAATAAGGGATATAAGAAATCTTTTTTTTATGAGTTATTTTATGATAATTACCAATTATAAAAATATGATGAATATATTGAGCGTTTTTTTTGATTGATTTTATGCATAAATCTAAAATTTTTTGGTTCGATTTCAATATAATTATATCAACGATGGGAATTTTATTTTCAAAATATTCAAATTTTTCTTTGAACGGATAAACGGATAATAATGAAAATACTAATAAAAATATCATAAATATTATAAAAATAATGATTATAATCATTTTCTTTTTTTTATTGATTGATAGATAAAAAATTATTTATTTAACCCTTTTTTGGAACTTTAATATACTATCATAATTTAGTCCATTAAAATAAGAGATTCACTCTTGTCTTCTACATCGTCTATATATTTTATTATTTTATTTTCCAAAGGATTATAAGATAATGCAAGAGCGGTCAATGGTTTCGTTCCTCTATCACAACAAAATTGCTGCCATTCTTTAAGTGAATCTATATTAGTAATATTTTTATATTTTGGATCGAGATTACAATTATTTGTTGGTAGTATTAATTCATCATCATTAAATAAAGTAATTTCACATTCTGTTTGAGTTCTATTTTGATTTTTAACACTTATATTGACAGAACGGTATTTTGGACCTAAAAAAACATCCACTACTTTATTTTTTAAATAATCATTCTCTAAAATTGGTTGCCTTAATTTTTGAATTGCCGGGTCGGAGACCATACTCTATAATATCCAAAAAAAAAAATTTTTTGAGTTTTGGGTAATTATTGACTCACCTTCGGCAATTCACCCAATTTTTTTTATTATTTTTTTTTTTAATAAAGATGTCGAATAGTTGTCCAGAATTGGAATGAACTTCATCTTTGCAAACAAGTCCTATTTCTATTGTAACTAAATTTGCGACTTTTCCTCCATTTACGGAATTTTCATTAAAGTATGCTGATGGGCTTCAACAATCCACATTTATAAATACAGGTCATGATTTACGATTTTTGTTTCCAAATACAAATAATATCCTTAAATTAGTCGATTCAAAAAGTCTTGTTACATTGAACAATATTCATTTTCATTGTCCATACCACCTTTACCAACTATTGTTCAATGGTTCGTTATGAAAAATAGATTAAAAATTTCATCCAATGATCTACAAAGTTTTCAAAAATATTATACCAACAATGCCCGATATCGTGACCAAGGAGGTCCTCGATGTTATACTGGATGTCCACGTCATCCTTTTTCCGTAACTAAAAATTTTAAATAAAATAAAAGAAAATCTAGATTTATAATATAATGATCTTTTTATTAGGATTTCCAAAATCTGGTACGAGTTCTTTTCACTCTTTATTTGAACAATTAGGATATGAAAGTTATCATTGGCAGTATGATGATCAATATATTGGAAACATTATGAAAGAAAATATTAATAATGGTTTTCCATTATTAACCGGAATCTTAAATAAATTTCCAAATACAAAACTTTGTCTTACGCAAATGGATGTTTGTATATCGGAAAAGGATAATTTTTGGCCTCAAATTACTCATTTTAAACAATTATATTCTGAGAATCCACACTCTGTTTTTATCCTAAATAAAAGAAATATAAATAATTTACTCTCTTCTTTTAAAAAATGGCATAATCTGGATAAACGAATGTTGCAATATAATTCAGAATTATTCAAGGATATAGATGAAACGTTAACCGACGATGAAAAATTATTAACATTATTTACCAATCATTATGAAAATGTGGAAAATTTTTTTGCGTCACATCCTGATTCAAAATTTATTTCTTATCAAATAGATTATGATACTATCGATAAATTAAACCAAATCATTGATATTAAAAATATATCAACTTTTCCGTATGAAAACAAAAATTAAAATTTTTGTTTTTAAAATAAAAAAAAATTTAAATAAAAATGAGTGTGAAATGTGTTTGTCCTAATGGAAATACGTACATAAAATCATTCTGTAGTGATTGCCAACAAGATTGTACATGTATTGAGGAACCGACTTCTGAGCAAAAAGCCGTTTTAGGCCTAGGCCTCGCTGTATTTTTAGTTTTTTTAATAATACAAATATTATTATTGATCTTTATGATATGGTTTTCAATTCACGTCATGACAAAATGTAAAGGAAATCCAACATGGTTAAATCCAACCGTAATTGCATTATTGATCTTATGGGTCATTATAGGATGGTTCCCAGGAATAGGCATTGCCCTATTTATAGCTTTATTGGTAATTTTAATAATTTATAACCAAAAATGCGCCGGAAAATAAAAATCATGATAAAAATTGATTAAATTAAAATAATATATCAATATAAAAATGGGTATTAAACATTTTTATTATTGGTATAAAAATAATTTCTCCACTTGTATCCAAAATAAAATCGAAGATGTGGATACATTAGCAATCGATATGAATGGATTATTTCATATGTGTGCTCAAAGGATTTATAAATATGGTAATTCATCCGCACATTTGTTTTATAATTCAAAAATTCAATTATTACCAAAAACCAATTTAACTTTATTCAGAGATGTATGTGATAAGATTGAAAATCTACGAAATTTTATCAAACCAAAGAAAAAAATTATACTATGCGTGGATGGAGTTTCAGGATTAGGAAAAATGAATCAACAAAGACAGAGACGTTTTAAAACGAGTATAACAAATAAAACCAACTTTTTTAATCCAAATTGTTTTACACCTGGTACAAAAATTATGGATCATCTCACAAAATATATTGATTGGTATATTCGTTCAATGATTAATTTAAATCCAGAGTGGCAGAATTTAGATATAATCTTATCCAATGAAAAAGTACCTGGAGAAGGTGAGCATAAGATTATGCATTATCTTAAAAAATATGAAAACATATCAGAAAAAATATGCATTTATGGATTAGATGCTGATTTGATGATGTTGGGTATTTTATTACCTCATAATAATTTATGGTTAGCGAGAGAACCTGAACAAGGATTTATAGAATTTATCGATATTAAACAGTTTAAAAACGAATTGTTAAAAGTGATCCGATGGGAGAGAGATTATTTAGATAATAATGAACCCGTGTTTGATAAAAATTATGCAATAAATGATTTTATTGTCTTGAGTTTTTTGGTGGGCAATGATTTTCTTCCAACGATACCAACAATATCGATATTAGATGGAGCAATCGATATAATTTTAGAAATTTATAAAGAAAATGGTAAAATTTATGGACATCTTACCGAAGAAATATCAAATTCGGATGAATTAATATTTAATATAAATTCTCTGGCTCATTTTTTCAAGAAATTAGGGAAAAAAGAAAAAGAATTAATGGAAAAAAAATATAATTCGCAAACACCTTTTTTCCCTGATCCTTTGGTGATTAAAAATATGAAACTGATCGATCAACGACACGAAATTAATATGAATCTTTATAAACAAGAATATTATGAAAAAAAATTTCCACAAAATACGGATAAAAAATTAATTATTAAAGAATATTTAAATGGTATGTTATGGATCTTAAATTATTATAAGAAAAGGATACCTGATTGGTTATGGTTTTATCCATTTTCTTATGGACCATTTTTAGAAGATTTTTATGATTTTATAAAAAATGAATATCAGATCCCTATTTTTTCACAAAACGAACCCGTTCTACCTTTTTTACAATTGTTGATGGTATTACCCTCAAATAATAAAGATTTATTACCCGAACCATTGAATGAATTGATGGATAAAGAAAGTCCCTTAGAACCATTCTTTCCAACTTCGTTTGAAATCGATCTTACGGGGAAAAGAAAAGATTGGGAAGGGATCGTTATTTTACCTTCTATTAATCTTGATTTATTTAAAATCGAATATGCAAAAAAAGAAAAATTAATATCGAATTCAGATAAAAAGAGAAATATTGTAGGGAAAAATTTTATTTATTCGTATGATGTGACCAAAACCGACATGTTTTCTAGTTTTTATGGCAATATACCTGAATGCCCAGTGTCTGTAAATTTGTTATATTTTTAAAATAGTATTGTTATTATAATGGTTCAAAGGATTTTATATATACTTCTTCCGGTACAAGTATTTGATGAAAATAGAAGAGAAAACATTTTATATTTTACGATGTTAGCATCTATGCTCCGATCGGTTCCCATCCTTTTATGTATCCAAAATTTTTATAATACGTATTGGCAATCGCAGTCAATAAATCCATCCATTTCCATATCATTTCTCTATCATTTTTATCCAATTGATTGCTTTGCCATAATTCTTTAAAATGATTAATCTTATGAGACGCCACAGAAGCACCCGTGTACAAAATCGTATTTTCTAAAAAAAATTTTTCATTACGATCTTTAATCTGATCCGAAATATGTAAAAGATCTCGGATATATCTACCCAAAACATCGGCCATTGGGACCTGATCTTTAATAAAAATTCGTATGATTACAAAATCTCCTTCATATGGAAATTGTTCAATTAATTCATCGAGAAAATTGACTAATTGGATCCTAAATTCACGAATTAAATTTAGTTTTTTTTCTTCATTATTATCCATAATTTTATCAATTTGTTTTTATTCCTTTAAATGAGGATAATTAATTCTTCATTTAATAGGATTAATTTAAAAAATATAGTTTTTTTAAATAAAAATCAATGAATAATGTTGACATATTATGGATTCATAATTTTTTAATAAGAAAATATAAAGTAAAAGAAGTCAATAATAATAATGAAGAGGAAGAATATACAAAATGGAAAAATTTATTAGATTCGGCGGTAAATAACAAGAATACTTCGAATGATGTGATTAATGATTTATCAGAAAAAATGAAAGAATTACAAAATCAACAGGATTCTGAACAATTTAATTTTTATTTAATACAAGCCATACCTCTGTTAGACGAATATAAAAATTTACAAAAAAATCAGAATAAAATTTATTTCATGGTTTCTAAAGACAATAAAGATCTTGAAACAAAAGAATTAAACACTATTCGTATGAAAAAAATAATAAAAGAATATTTTCATTTGATTCAAACCTATTTTCCAAATGAATATAATTCAAATGATTGGGATAAGATCAAAATAAATTTTGAAATGAATCAGAATGAAAATCTAAAGATTGGTAAAAATAAATGCGAAATTTGCCATTCAGATTGTAATGATTTTATAATTTATGAAAATCATTTTGTGTGTGAGAAATGTGGTTATGTTTCTACGACTACTCATTCCACAATCTCTTATAAAGATATAGATCGAGTCAACATCAGTTCAAAATATACTTATGATCGGCGTTCTCATTTCCGTGATTGTATTAACCAATTCCAAGGTAAACAAAATGCGAGCATTTCTAAACAAGTTTATGATTCATTGATTGCACAGTTTGTTTCTCATGGGATCATCCCTGAAAATTATCAATCATTGACCAAACAAGAAGCCTTTAAAAATGTAACAAAAGAGCATATTATTCTCTTTTTAAAAGAGATTAATCAGACACGACATTATGAGGATATTGTCCTCATATATCATGAATTAACCGGAAAACCAACGCCTAATATTAGTCATTTAGAGAATGTATTAATGCAAGATTTTGATATATTAATCGATACTTATGATAAAAAATATAAAAACAGTGAAAGAAAAAATTTTATCAACACACAATATGTTTTATTCCAATTGCTCAGAAGACATCGATACCCTTGTAAAAAAGAAGATTTTAATATGTTAAAAACAGTAGATCGCAAATATTTTCATGATACTATTTGCAGTGAACTCTTTCAAGAATTAGGATGGTCATTTACTGCTTTATTTTAATTTATAAAGTTTCATCATACCATTTTCCAGTTTTTTCATTATGGATCCTAAATATAAAATCATTATCGAATTCTTTAAATTCGATAGTATGCCATACATTTTTATCTATTGTTTGAAAACGAAAATTCTTTTCATAATAACAAAGATTATAAATTTGGGAATCATCCCAAAAAAAATAGAAAAATAATTCTGCAATTTCTTTGGTAAAATAAATTTTCATTTCTTTCAATACATGATCCCGAAAGTTTTCTAAAAAGGTATTATCAAATGTGTATATCTCTCTCCATATTTCTTTTGGAAAATAAACCATCTGTCAACCAAAAAATATATAAATTTAATTTAATGATTCTTCCAGGCTCATAAAATCATCATGAATCATATGAATCCTCCTAAAATATTGATTAAAATCTATAAATAATAATTTAAATTTGTTATTAAACTGGTTATAAATTTCGACATTGCTATTTGCTACTGTTCCAAAATCATTGAGTACATCATTTACAAGACAGAATCTGAATAGTTTCCCTTTTTGATGATGATACACTTTATGAAATGAACGGTGTAAATGTTTCGTCGTAAAATCTTTTTTGACACTTTCGATAGAATCTTTTAACCAATAAGAAACAATTTGAAGAGCCTTGATCGCTATTGTATTCATTGCCGAATCCATAATCTGCATTTATCAAAAAAAAATGCAATAATCAGTTTTTTATGTCAGAAACATAATTTTTATACATTCATTTTCATGATATTCTTATAAAAAGAAGAAAAATGGAAATCGCCTTCCAACATTTTTGAAAGTTTTCTTTTAATGATGATTCCTTTTTCATTAGAATAATATATATTTTGAATTTTATACCCTCTCATGGGTGCAAGATTTTTCATATCTTGCAAACAATGATAACAAGGTTTAGAATTTCCTAAATATCCCGTTTTTGATGTTTTAATGACTAATAAATTCACTTTTTTCAATTTTTTAGAATTTCGTAAACGAAGCCCAGCAATCGCATCTCTTTCCGCATGAATGGATCTTTCATTCACTCTAATACTAAATTTGTTTATCCCGTAAGAAATCACATAAAACACAATTTTCGTTTCCATAAAAAATCGCGGCGGCGTGATGACTATTCCCACAACAGCAGTTAGTAGGAATATTGAGGATGCTGGTCCTCCTCTTCAACGCCAAAACATTCGCCAAATTCTGCAACTCCATTGTATCTACAAACAAAAAAAAAGCATTTCGTTTTCTTCTTTTAGATTTTTTTTTTATTTTTATGTATGCACTACTTTTTTATTTTTTCATTTAAACTCTCTCTCCACCATTTACTCCTGCTGCGGGTTTTCCTCCATAATGCTGGCCTCAATCCAAAACCCGAATCCCTTGTTCGGGTTGCTAATGTTCTTGACGGAAATCCCCCTCTCCCCGAAATCTTTCACCAGCATATCAAAGGGAGTGCCGTCGAAACCCAACTCCTTAAACTTCTCCTTGTCCCACCCATCCTTCGAGCGCCATCCGTACACCAGGGTGGAAACCTTGCAATTCCCAAACTTCTGCCCGAATTGCAGGAAACTCTGGAAACGGACACTCTTCCTCCCCCTATTGGCCATGTCCAATAGGAACCCCTGGATCTCGTCCTCCAGCACGTTCATGAAATCGAAGGAGGTATCCTTCATGCGGACCAGGAACTGTTCGTGCCGTTCCTTCTTGATCTGTTCATCCCTGAACTTGCGATCAAAGGATGATTCGACGATCTTGGCGAGGTCGGCAGCCGTCAACTTTGCGTTCATCGTTCAGAAATCTGCATCCAAAAAAATTACATTCTCGTTAAGAATCTTTCATCCTCTTGTTTAACAATCCCTCAACTTCCAAAAGTTTTTTTATAAAAAAAATCATTTTTAGGTGCTCAAGAAATGAATATATATATAATATTCTCTCAGGAGAAATCTCATTTCTTCTCCCAAACAGGTCAGTCATTGAATACATACAATTCATAAAAAAACATCAATTTTTGAGGCTAAACATTGTACAATACTATCAATTATGATATTTAAATAATAAATAATAAAATGCATATAACCAAAGAAAACGTAGGAAAATTTAGTATTAAAATTTGAAAACGAATTAAAAAATATTGCATTAAAATAATACATTTTTTATGATAAATATTTAGGGGGGGATTACATTTAAATAAGCAAAATCAGGATTTTAATATAATAAATTAAAAATCATTCATATTAATAGGACACGTAAATTGATGGCAGAGCCAAATATACAACCCAAAAATATATTTGAAACAGAAGATGAATATTGTTCGTTAACGGAAACATTACTCGATACTATTGTAAATGAAATACGTTATAATAGTGAAGATGTTGAATTAAATGATCCAAACCGAATAATTAATTATGATGTAGGATTATCCTATAACCCATTAAGAGATAATCCTTATGGAACGGCTATAGCAAATCAAGAACTGGATCGAACATGCCAAAACTTTTACCGAAATGGTGGAGATATAGAACCACAAATCACAAGAGAATTGAATTACTTTAATAACGAAATCAGACCTGATGCCTGTGAATTAATACAAAATATATATCAAACTATAAATAATCGTTTGAATGCTGAAAGACTCGCTTTTTTTACGCAAATGACAGTCAATAATATAAATAATATTTTATTAAAGATTCAACAATCCAAAGATGAAAATTTAAAGACAAATGTGACCTATCGTACAACATTTACAGATGGTATAAAATGTTATGGAAGGTATAACAAAATAAAAAATCCGGGAGAAGGAGCGATAGAGCAAATCAATCGAATCGAAATAACAAGAGGAAGATCGTGTGTATGTCCTAACCTTCAAACTCTTGAACCGGCCCGCCTTGAAATATCATCGGGAGAACAAATGTTAGGTAGCAAAGAACCACCGACTTCTACAGAAGCAGCACAATCACAACCCTTATAATGAAATTATTAAATATTTAAGAATGATTCGTTTTACGATTTTTATAGAGTGTAATAAAAAATATAACTAATAATAATACGATAAAAGAAATAATGAAAACTAGGGATGCAATCCCAACATGTCTACAATTTTGATTTTGCCCATCATTACTAGGAAAATAACCGGCTAAAAAATTTTTATCAATAGGGAATAGAACGGGCTTGCCATTTTTTTTGGTAAACGTGTAATCCAAACCAGGTAAATTTTTATATTGTTCGAAAGAATAACCATTAATGTAAAAATCAGTATCAAATAATGAAGTATTTATCAGAGCATTATAATAAAAAAATCCGTACATTTTTATACAATTTCTTAATATATCTTGTATATATTTTCTAGGTAAATCAAGGGGGATAATTTTACTAATAAAATTAATTGTATAATTTAATTTATTACCATCAACATTAAATATTCCTAAAGATATTAATTGTTTATTATAATATTGATATTTATCCATATCCTGAATATCATAAAACATATATGGGAGTGCTGAAATTATATTCGTTTCGATTTCACACTGATTTTTTCCTCGTAAAAAACGAAAATAACCATTATACCCATAGTTTTTTCCCCAAGAATTTTTAATCCACCAGAAAGGTATGAGAGTTCCTTCTTTATTTTTCCATTCACCCCAACCGACGATTTCAATCGAATGACCCCCAATAATAATGTCATCTTTATTATCATGGATATATACACCGTCATGAACTGGATCAAATGAATAAAAATCTTGATATACAAAAAAACTTGAACATACCGGACCCCATCTATAAATATCATATTTTATATATTCATTATTATGAAGACCATCTTTAATGAAATATGGAAATAATATTTGAAATGTTTGAAAAGGTGTAGAATAATTCTGATTTTCTTGTGCATTTATCTGGTCAGCACAATATTGATACGGTTTTACAGAAAAGGGGTTCAAAAAAAAACAAGAGGCGACTTTATTACTTTCATTGCTGAGATTTTTAAAATCCGTAGGGGATTTTCTAAATAATCGATTGGGAATGATTCCAAAATTTGTTTTGTTATACTTGTAAACTCCGAGATTTTTTACGTGATAAGGAAAACATTCATATTTACAGGTCCCATATATTTTTAGATAATACATTGATAATATAATCGAATTCCCATAACATCCCTCGAAATTCTGATTTTTATATGGGTCATTTAATGTATCTAATTCATTAGGATCATCTTCAATAAGTATTGTATTTAGATCATTACAAACGATATTAATAAGGTCTGATAATGATGAATCAATTAATTTTTCTCGACTCAATATATTTATTCTATCCGTTAATAATCCAACCGAAGAAAAACTCCAACAACTCCCACAATTTCCTTGATTTTTAGGATGAACGAGCCAGTCTTTCCATTCATTATTGTGAGGTTCAAAATTATTTGGTAAAATAGTTAGATTGACATTTGAATAGTCAGCGAACACGGGCACCAGATTTTGGAGTTTTTCGCCTAAATTTTTATTTTTATTCGAATACACAAAACTATTTAAAGGATATGTGCTAGAATTATATACTTTCGAAGATTTCATTTTGAGATTAATAAATATAAAAATATAATTATAAGAATAATGATTAAAAAGAAAAAAAATAAAAACCTGGCGGGATTTTTAGCAGATGAATCTAAAAATTCTTGCTGTCCTATACAATTTAAATAGGCTATATCATTATCCTTCGCGATCTGTTTACAACAAATCTTATCTCCGGATGGGCATGAATTCTTGGCAAACTCAGTCGCTTCTTTTGTTTTGTCAATTAAAAAATGACAATATTCTTTACATTTATTTTTTTCTTCTTCATTGAATATATTACAATTATCGACACATTTTTGATGATATAAATTTGTATTTAGAATAGGTGTAATAGTTCCCTTTTTAGGATGCAAATCAATCAAATTACCAAACACTGGAAATCCCCAATCCATGTTTTTTATAAAAACATTTTCCATTTTATAATAAAGTAAATAATATTATGAATTTAAGTATATATTTTCCAATACAATTATGGATATATGAAAACAATAATGAAAAAAAATATCGATTGCAACCACCAAAATATGATACCATTACCACTTTTGACTTTTATAATCATTTTATGGAAAATTATCCAAAAAAATTAAACATTTATCCAGAATTACAAACAAAGTGGAAATTAAAAACGACATTTTGGGGGATTAATCCAAAATATATAAATTATGTAAGGAGGGGATTTTTTTTTGTGCTCATCAGTCAAAATGATGTATATCCGTTTGAATCCTTTAAAATAATTTCTACTCCATTAGAAATATCGGATCAAAAGGAATCATTTCTTTTAGGACATTATAAGTACCCAATTAGAGGGACGACATTATTATTTATTTCAAGTTATATACATAATTCTAAAATAAGGGATATCCTATTAATCAGCGAGGATAAACAAGAAAACGATGAAAATTATAATTTTTTACCATTGAAAAAAAACAAAAATATTCCTTTTTATAATACTTTTCATTATGATGTCTCTAATTTTATGTTTGTATTCCGTCAAAAACCGAAAGGTATTTTTTGGAAAGCCAATCAAGAAAATATCTGTATTCCTAGTTCGGATCCTAATGACTATAAAACGATTATCGATTGTGCATTCAATAATAATGATAAGATTTACCCTCGCAATATATTTTTAGAATCGAATAATGACCCACTATTTTCAATTTTGAACCCCTCAAAACCAAATTCAAAAACATTTATTTATTATTTTTTATTATCCATTATTATTTTAATCTTATTAAATTTATCCCTATGGTTATGGAAAAAATACAGAGCAAAAAAATTAAAATACATAATAAAATCAAAATAATGGGTATCTGATTTTTTTTGGGTGTCAAATTTTTAGACATGGATTCTATAAAATTATCCATGGTTTTATATAAAAATCCTTTTGATCTTTTGTCATCCGTATAGGGTGTTTTTCTAAATTCAGAAACATAATCATTTTTAATCTTTTCAAAAGAAAATAAAATAGAGGATCTGTCCCGTGTGAGAGTAAGATTATTATTGACTATATCTAAGAAATAGATGATTCCTTCATTATCTTCTTTATATAATTGAAATTTATCACCACTATTTATGAATGTAAATTCTTCTTGACTATTCTTTACATCAAAATTAAAACCCACAACAGTCCTATAGAGTGGAGACCAAATGAATTTTTTATGTTCTGGAAGATCGATCAACATGATTAAAAATGTATCTCCTTTATATAAAGTAAAATTGGTCCCTTTCCCTATCCTATATTTTTCACCGATCCAATTACGAACTTTAACCAATCCAATCGTTAAATCTATCGCATCATTTTTATCTGGAGTGAATGTAAAATTCTCAGTCATATAAAAAGGTTTATTATTTATATAGGCTAATAAATATAATTTGTCGCCTAGAAAGATATAATTATCGTAATCGGAAGGTAATCGTTCAGGAAATCGATTTTCATTTACAAATACCGTTGATTTTATTCCTTTATCCGAAGATAATTTAGTTGGATTTATATTATCTATAAGACTTTCATATATATTATTATTTGCCCAAAATACCGTGTACAAAGGTACACAGAATTTATTATTTGTATTCTCATCTTCTACAAAATATCCGGCATTACATCCAGGATCTTGTTCACATAATTCCATACAATCTTGAACATTATTTATATCCTGGGGACATTCCCCGTATATACTATTAATACAATTAATATGTGAACCGAATGGTTTTAGCCAATAATGATTATCAATAATTTTCATATTTATTTTCTCAACGTTATTTTTTTGTGTGAATTATTTTTGAAGAATTTATATTTCTTTTTTTTTCCGATTCTGAAAATAAATGTTGCATTTTTTGAATCTCTGTTTGTATCATTCCAATATCAAGATCTGGTAAGATTGCTTCTGAATAGATATATTTAACACCCGCAAGAGCATCAATCTCAAACGTTGTAGGATAAAATTTGGAGGTTTCACCCTCCAACATTATTTTTTGTAAACATTTCGGCAATAAAAAATTCATCTGAGGGGGAAGAATCATTAATAATTGTTCGAAAGGTTGATAAGGTTTTTTTTGTAAAAATTTAATGGTATTCAGATCAAAATTATATTTTCGGATAACAGTCAACATATCTGAAGGAATAGGTGAAACCCTATACCGATAATGCCAATCATAACAAGGACATCCAGTTAAATAATAACGAAGAGTGAAGATGAGAGATTCAAAAAAATTAATGACAATATTGGTACGTTCCGTATTATAGGTATGCGAGTCATCACTATCTAGATTAAAAAAATAATTATAATATTGTCCCTTCCATTCATGTTTTGGTAATGAATAATTGATTTTATCAATGAGATGTACATATTTTTTATGTTCGGGATGGTCTGGATTAAAAAAGGGAACATGCTGGAATCGTGATTCAAAAATCTGAAATGCATCCATTTCTTTTTCTAAAAACGATCTACGACTATTTGGTTCACCGATTAATTCTTTCTGACATTGAGCAAATTCTTTATTCATTTCTCTATGTTCGATTTTAGCCAATGATGATATGATTTCAGTAAAAAAATTCATGTTGATTTTAGGTTCTTTTTGATGAATCGGATGATAATCAATAAGATAAGCATTCATTTCTGGGCGGATCTGATTGTAAATTGTAATGAGTGTATTTAATCCTCCAGAACGAATTTTTAAAAATGGAAGAGAAGGAACAAAATCATTCCCAACCAAAAATAATAAAAAATTATAATCATTTAAAACTCGTAATTCGTCGATATCATCATCATTAAAAGTTTTTGTCAATTGTTTGAAAAAATCGTGTTTTACTTTATTTAAATCACAATATATAAATTCAAAATCATTACAAAACCTTGCTTCGTTGGGTGATTTTTCATCAGGAATCCTCATAATATATATATTGTTTTTATGAGTTAATAAAGATAATGAAATCATATCACCATCAGGACTATAGACAACAATATGATCATTTTTGGTTTCATTATCTTGATTAATTTTTCTCAAATGTTTTAAAAATTTATGTTCTCCTTCTCCAGGTACATTGCTATCACTTAAAAAAATTTTGGATTGAAATTCATTATTTTTCATTGCATTTTTTATTTCATGACTTAATTTTTGCATAAAAACCGTGCCTGGACAAATATTTGGACTCGGATCCCAATCAATAATTGTATTATAATTCAGATCATTTCGTTTTTTTTGTAAAATTTCTTTCAATTGAACAGACTTGTACCTTCGGGATCTTTGTTGGACGGTTTTTGCTCTAGGTGCAACGCCATCCATGGATATATAAGCATATTTTTTAGGTTTTACGATATTATTAATCATGAAAATTGTCGTATTTAAAGTTTCTTTTATTAATTCAGTATATATGTGATTAATATCATTGTTTTTAAGATTTTTGTGGATTTTATTCCAGGTATTATAGATTAATGAATTATAATCAATAAAAAAATAATCGATCGGATATTGATCGGTGGCTCCGAAAATGACACTTTTATTATTTTGCAGAATGGAACGAAAAAATGTTGGAATCCCCATTATTATTTTTTTGTACAAATAATTTATTTAAATGTTCAATTTTTTTATGAAGAGATTTAAATTCATCTAATAACTGGGAACCTTGTGATACATCCCATAATTTTCCATAATCATTATGGTCTTTATCGCACTCGAATATAGAATTTAAAAATTCAAATTTAATTTTTTTCATCTCTATATACGGCATTAAATATTTAAAAGATTTTAATATAGTACCTCCAGATATAGTTATAGTGTCAAAATAATTATAATGATAATAGCCAAATTTTTTTAAATCTGTAATAATGTACAATAAATTTCTCATATTTACAATCTGATATGTCATACAATCATGTTCATATGAATCTTTTAAACAACCTGATTTCATTAAATTAAGATTCATATATTCAATTATATTTTCATGCACTTTTTTAACTATATTTTTATCATTTTTCAGTAATCCTACAATAATATACATGTGTAAAAAAATGAGATAATCCAAATGATTTGTATACGTTTCATAATGATCATGAATATACTGTTCGAATTTATTAAACCACGTCAAAGTTTTTTCATCTTTTTTTTTAAATAATATACGATATGGCATGAATGTTTTTGAAAATTCTTTAATGACATGATAGTTATCTTTCATTTCTTTCCCATCGGGAACATAATGTAAACAAATTTTTATTAATAGGTATTTTTTTTTAAAGGGTGTTTCTGTATTTTTAATTTCGTGTAATGTATCCATAACTTCTTGATAATTCATAAAATATATTCCAATACTAATATAATACAATATTTTTTAAAAATTGATGTTTTTATTTTTTTATAACGGTTCATAAATGGTTGCGACACGTGCTCAAAAAAAAAAGAATCAGAAAGCAATAAAGATAGATGATACGAATGATTTTTCTGAAGATTCAGAAGATATAAACAGTAATTCAGAGGACTCCGATCATGAATCACATTCCGATCATGAATCACAATCTGATCATGAATTACAATCTGATCATGAATCACATTCCGATCAGGACTCCTCAGATAATGTAAAACATTCGACAAAAAGTGATGATAATAAATCAAACAAAAAATCATCAAAAAAAAAGATAAAATCTATTCAGATTCAATTTGTTTCCGATGATAAAAAAAAAAATGTAAAAAAAGAAGAATCAGATGTTGATGAATCCGAAGAACAATCCATTGCAAATTCAGAAGAAGATTATTTAGAGTTAATATCCGATGATTTATTAGAAGATCCGAAATCCTTGAAAAAAATTAAAAAAATAATCGCCGAAATCCAAAAAAATACCCCTACGATTGAAAAACTTTTAGGATCAAAAATGAGAAAAAAACATCGCGCCGAACTTTTTGAATGGATTTTAATTTATGAAAACGCAATGCCTCTATCCGAAGAAAAAAAATTCTTAAGAAAACAGATTCAAAATATGATGGATACATATACGAAAGAATACACAAAATATAAAACCCACAAAAAAGAACTCCTTTCTTTTGAAAAAAAATTTAAAAATTATAACGAACATCATGAAATACAATATTCTATTCTTACACTCAATACCAATAATTCTAATAAAGAAGCCATCTATAGAAAGTACATTGAATTGATCGATAAAATGGAAGAAATGGATGATGATTATTATAAATTAAAGAGTTGGATTAATTGCGCTTTAAATCTACCTTATGATAAACTTAAACGATTCCCAGAATATATAAACGTATCAGATTATCTAACGAAAGTTAAAAATATTTTTGATGAAGAGCTTTATGGGATGAATAAAGTAAAGGAACAATTATTATTATTTATTCATAGTAAACTTATTAATCCTGATGTCAAAGGAAGTTGTTTAGGTTTAGTGGGGGAACCTGGCGTTGGTAAAACTTCCATCGCCAGATGTTTGGCGAAAGTATTGGAATTCCCATTTGAGCAAATTACTTTTGGTGGTGTAAATTCTGCTGATTTTATTAGAGGTTTCGATTATACCTATGTAGGATCTCGTCCAGGTGAAATTGTTCGTTGTTTAACTCGGATGCAGTATAAAAATGGTATTATATTTTTTGACGAATATGAAAAAATATCTCAAAACAAAGATATCGTGTCTTGTCTTTTACATCTTACGGATTTTACTCAGAATAATTCATTTCGTGATAATTATCTCAGTGATCTAATTATTGATCTTTCTAGCATATGGTTTATATATTCTATGAATTCAACTCCTGAAGACGAGGCCCTAAAAGATCGTATATTTTATATATATGTAGATGGATACAAAGAATTTGAAAAAATCAAGATTTTAAAAGATTATCTTTTACCTAAACATCTTAAAAATTTAAAAATTCAAGAAAACTCTATATCAATCTCCGAAAACGTTACAAAATATATTGTAAATCTTGTATCTCCTAATGATAAAGGGATAAGAAATTTGGAGAGAGCCCTTAAAGATATCATTAATAAAACAAGTTTTTTAGTATCGAATCAAAAAAATATCCCTTGTTCTTTTTTATTACCTGATAAATATTTTCCATTCGAATATCCTATTACTTTAGATCAAGATATGATTGATATTTTTTTAAAAAATTTTTTCCCATCGAGCAATAATAATCATTTGAGTATGTATTGTTGATTCACTTACAACAGTTTATGGTGAACGAGGAGATGAATATCGTCAATGGTGACTCTCCTACGTGGTACAGGCTCTGGGGTGAATGTAGTCATAAGACTTTGTATATAGGCAAGCACCCTATTTTGTCCTTTCGATGTACAAGGAAAATATCTATAGTCCCGGATGATTCTACCCGTTTTATAGTTTATTACAAAAACAGCATATTTATCTGCTTCAATGTCGTATTCTAATTCTATGACGTTTGTGTTTCCGTTTTGATCTACCGTAATCGGAATGGCCACACCAGGATCGAACCATGTGTATGCTTCTTTTTGAAAAAACCGCAGACACTGCAAAAGATATAAAAGTTGAGATCGTAAAGGATGATGACGCAACATTTTCCTATACTGTTCCATGAGTGTTTGACCATGAGTTTGAAATTGTTTATTGATGTATCCCATTTGTTTGGGTGCAAGATATTGACTAATTTTTCGTGAAGTTTGAGTGGGTAGTTCTTTCATTTTATCATCATCCTTATTTTTTTTTGAAATTTAAAAATAGAAAGTGAGTATTTGTATTTTGTGCTAAATATTTTTAAAAAATATAATTTTTTTTACAATAAAATGTACAAATTGCTTATCCTGCTTCTTATTATTATTTTAGCTATTTCCATCGCTTCTCTTGTATTTATCATTTTGATTTACAAATCAAAAAAGATTGAAACCTATAAATCTACCGATAAATTTAAAAAAATTGTATATATCAATGTATGGTCCAATGATTTTGAGAATGATATTATACCGACATTTACAAAGATACTCCAGGCGGGTGCTACTCATATAATACTTGCATTCATCGTTCAGCCTGATCTCAATAATAAAATTCAGATATTTGATGCCGTTTTAGGATTTACAGTATTGACCCCTGAACAAAGGACAAAATTAATGTCTCTTATATCAAATTATAACGCAAACTTGATGATATCATTCGGTGGCGCCATTAAAGTTCCATGTCCATTTGACACAATACTAGATTCTTATTATAAAGATCCGACACTTTTGGCATCAGATCTTGTACAAATTACCAATACTTATGGGTTCCACGGCATTGATTTAGATATTGAACATCTTATAGGAAAATATTATAAAGGTTATTGTCCATCGGGAGAAGTTAAACAGGATACCGATGTTGAAAAAGTTTCTGATTATTTGGCTTTATTATCTATCTCTATAAAAAAATTAAACCCGTCTCTTATTGTCAGCCATGCTCCACAATACCCGTATTTCGGTCCATCGTACTATAATGTTTATGGATTAGTCGAACAGAAAGCCAAAACAGCGATTGACTTTTATAATATTCAGTATTATAATTCCGGAGATACGACTACTTATGATCTTGTATTTGTCAATAATCCATTTGAGGCGGCTGTCGCACAAATACTTTCCCAGGGTGTCCCAGTGGATAAAATTGTAGTTGGCAAGAGTATTCAAGGAGGTGAGATCATGGATTTACAAGTATTTGCTTCATGGATCGATCAGGCTTCTAAAGATTCTTCTTTACAAGGATGGAGAGAAAAAGCCGGTGTAATGATATGGGAACTTTTCACGATATATTCCCAGAGTGGTAAAGATATAGATAATGTAATTAATTTTTTTAATAAAGTATAAATGAATGCGGAAACGTGTAAAAAAAATGATGGATTAAAAAATTTTTTAGATTAACTAACCAACGGTAAAAAATATCTAATATTTTTTTCTTATGGGCAGATAAAATGTTTCCTCATGACGTCGGTACTCATATCGTGGAGTTCATGGTGAAGGACAAACCCATGGTAATGGTCACTAACAAATCTACAGGAAAGGTTATAACGAGGGATATTGAGATCTGGTCACCATCTTTTAAATATGATTATTTTATGAGATACTTTGTAATTGATTCTGAAGGGAATAAATACGAATATCCTTGTAGTCCAACGAATCCTCCAACTCATATTATTTTTACTTCATATGAAGGACTTTTTGTTTGGAGTATGGATTTAGAAATAATATACAGTCGATATGTTGACCCTCCAATGAAATATATTGATGTTTACGGGATTGATATCATGAAGGACGAAGCAAATGTATATATATTATCATGGTCTCAGAATCAAGCCATCGCCATGGCAGAAAAAAATTTTCCTAACGAAGAATATGATAAACTTTGTCAAGAATATTTTAAAATGAAGGGAAAACCTGGTTCGGGAAAAATAAAACGACAGATGTGTGATATGAAATCATTAGGTTACGTCATTTATACTTCAGCTTTGAATGTGGATCCAACCCTCATCCTTAAAGAAAAAATTATATAATTTCTTTAAGATTCCAAGGCATAAAAATTAAAAAAAAAATGAAAAAGAAATCGATTATTCATTAGATAATAAAAAAATGCAATCCTGTTTAATTTGTTTAGATGAAATACATAATGATAATAAACTCCAATGTCATTGTATGGTGGATACACCCACACAAAATGTTTGTTTGAAATGTTTTAAAAACTGGTTAATCGTGAATAAAGATAAGGATCCGAATTGTCCGAATTGTCTTAAAATTATTCCCATACATCAGATTTACGAAATGATGGATCTTTCTTTTTTAAACCAAGATTATTATGATCATCGTTCTGAATTATTGTTCCTTAAAGAACAATATTATTTCATAAAGGATATGGATATCGTGTGTGCGGAAATGAAAAGACGACAATTACAAAAACAATTACGATCCATGTATTCTAAAAAACGACAATGCAAAAGAATGAAAAAACCTCTTGATGAAATTAATGAAAACATTAAAAATCTAAAAGATGAAAAATCAAAATATATGATGATTAAAAAAGATCAAGATCGAAACTTTAAAAAACGAAATATAATTATGCCATGTCCAAAAAAAAATTGTCGTGGTTTAATAATGGAAGATCATCATAACTGTATTTGTTGTATATGTGAATTATCTTTATGTTTTGATTGTTTGCAAGAAAAGGCAGAAAACCATATATGCAAAGTTTGCGATAAAGACACAGCCATAAATATTTTTAATACCACAAAGCCATGCCCACAATGTGGGATTCGAATTTTCAAAATTAGTGGTTGTGATCAGATGTGGTGTACGCAATGCCATACAACTTTTTCTTACCAAACGGGTAAAAAACTCGATCAGAAGATCATAATTCATAATCCTCATTATTTTGATTATATTTTTAACAACAATAATACAACGGAAAATAATTGCGAAACAGATTTTCTAAATTATGTAATTCATCATCTTAATCAAAATAATAATTTGAACCGATACCGATTTACGATACAAACTCTATTAAATAAAATATATCATTATGAAAATATAGTCTTGCCAAAATATGAAGTCGATCCATTAAAGAATAATAGCGATATTCGATATAAATATTTATTAAAAGATATAAACAAGGATGATTTAAAACGTTTATTATTTAAAAGAGAAAAAAAAAATTTAAAAAAAATTGCAGTATACCAAGTTATACAAATCTTAATACAATCTATCAAAGATATTACAATACGTTTTATTCATCAACAACATGATAATTTTCAAAAAGAAATTGAAAATATTATTCATTATTCGTGGGATCAATGTGAAAAAATAAATAAAAATTATGGAGGTAATATCAATGAAATGAATAAATTTCACAATTTTTTTTAAGATATAGAATTCTTTTCCAGAATTTTTTCAATATAATAAAGTCTATTTTCAAATTGTTCACATTGTCTCCATAATCCATAACATTGATGAATAAAATTTGCATTTCTATTTTCCAAATAAATTTCTTCCGCAAAATTCTTATCTTCTAATTTATTAATGATGATACATTCTTTGTTTGCTATATAGGGATTTAAGATATAAATCCCTTTTTTTCCTTCGTATAAACCGACAATTTCATTGATATTGTATTCTTTTGTATTTTCATCCGGTTTAATTTTAGGTATTAGATTTAATATTTTTTTTTCTATATAAAAAACATTTAGAAAATAAAATTCAGAAACGTCTTGTGAATTGATTTTTACGAGATCTTCATTATTATTTATAATCGCATAATCATATTCTTTTTTTTTTTTTAGTTTAGCAACAATAGCAATCAAATCCTGTTCTTGATTGGTGCAGTGGATGAGAAAATCTTTCAATGTAAATTTAGAAATTAATGGAATATTCGAATATATAATAATAATATGTTCATTCATTAAATCCTTTTGTTGCAGAAAAAAATCAATACTTTTTGCGGTTCCTTGACAATCAGGAAGACTTATAATTTTTATTTTTTCATTATTATAAAACCAACGATTTATTTCTTTTTCAAAAGAGTACAAATGTCTCTTAAAAACTAAAACATAAATATTATCAATCAAATTATCTAATTCTAATAATGTTTCTATTTGAATACATAATGATGGGACATGACCTAATGGAACTAATGCTTTTGGTATAGAGGGATATAAGATTTGCAGGCTCGTACCAAAACCACCTGCCAAGATAATAATCGAAAATTTTTTTTTCATTTTCTTCTATAATTGATGATTAAAAATATTTTTTATTTGAATATTTTAATTTTAATGGACGATAACTCCTCTCCAGATGATCAAAACCTTGTACATACTTGTATCTGTCCTGATATTTTTGCAGCACATGCTGAGTGTGTTTTTTTAGCAAATCAATGGCCTTGGAGATGGCCCTGCAATCCCCCCAGATTTCGACCGTAGAATTTCCGATATTATAAATATAAAAACACCCCGACATTTTAGTGATATTTTTGTAATGAAATCCATTCTTTCCGATAATTGATCCCATTAAAGGGATCATATTCTCCTTGAAATAAAAGTATCCTCTTTGGATACCGAAGTGAAGAACGGGTGGAGAATAGACATTCGGGATTGGATTATATTGCATAATCCATCCCTGCTCGGGGGTGTAGTTCCACCAGTAACCAGGATAAGCGTTCATTTTCGATCTGTCCAAAAATAAGGCAAGGAAATTGATTAGCGATCAATCACAATTATGAGATTGCAGATGATACGAATCAAATCCATATTATACGACAAAATTATAAAAAAAATTTTTGAAACCATCAATTTTTTAGTCCAGTGATTAGATATTTTGTTTATTCTTTGATATCCTCGAATATTTAGGACCTTCATGGTAAAAAACTCGTGATAAATTTATTGTATGTAAAAACAAATCCATTCCATGACATGTCAGGAATGGGTTCATTTTTAATAAAAAAATTTTAAATATTGTTATAATATAGATATTTATGAATCCACTAAATAAAATTACAGGAGGAGGTGCTGCGTCGCCGACTAGTTTATTCCAAAATGTGATTCAACGAGCGGGTGATGAAATAAAGAAAAAAGCGCAAGAAGCAGCTAATTCTTTAAAAATCTACCCATGTTCAGATGAAATTACTGATTACGTGAATGCAAATACACCTAAAATATCTCAAGCACTAGGAGAACCTGGGGTTGGTAACATCCAAATTGGACTTGTCAATCAAGATAACGTCATTGATTTACAGTTTAGAATCATTAATGATTCTAGACCTGAAAAAAATGAAGAAGAATACATGCAGATTCAAACTAATGGATTAGTGCCACCAAAACTGATACTATCCGGAAATTATCCTAGAGAACTCAATTTATTATTTTCAAAAATAAATGGTACCAATTTTACAAATTCCGTTAGTGGATATACAATCAACGAAAAATTTACTTGTGAACGCGCAAATCAAATTCCGCCTACTACTAATTCTGAGGGTATAAAAAATTATTTGGACAGTCCTTTAACATGTTCTTGCTCTAAATCAGAAAAATATAAAACGATAAATCCTTATGATGTTGATCCAACTCGTGTTTTTACATATTATGTAGTAGATAGTGATCCAACTAGAATATCATCTCTAATAGTATAAAATTCATAGGATACTAATATATTAATGGTATTTTTTCTTTCAGATTTTTTACGATAATTTTTTTATAATGTATAATTAGAATGACTACATTTAAAGAATTTATAACAAGATATGTTACAAATCCCTTGCTAGGTGTTCCTTGTCCATCAGATATTACAAATTATGTGAATGCTAATAAAACCAAAATTTGGCAAAACCTAGGTTTTCCCGGAGATGGATACATCCAAATAGGATTTGTTGATCAAGATAACGTAATTGATGGTCGGTTTAGAATCATTAATGATTCTAGACCAGGGTCTGCAGAAGAAAAAGCAGCACAATATATTCAGATTCAAAATAGTAAATTAGACCTACCAGGAGAAAATTATCCATTAGAATTAAATTTACGATTTTCAAATATATCATTAAATTTTCCACGAGGGAATAGAGCAGATTATACAAGTAACGTTTATGGATATACAAAATATAATTATTTTAATTGTCGAAAAACTTCAAATTTTTTAGATAGTCGTTTTGCATGTTTTTGCACAAATTCAACGAAATATCAAACCGGAAATCCACTAAATGTGGATCCAACAAGTGTTCCAACCTACAATATTAATCCATAATTATGGTAAAATATTTGTGCAAAAGAAAAAAAATTGATTAGAATAATAATAATTATGAAAAAAAAATCTGACATTAATTGATTTAAATAATTTAAAAATATCATATAAAATGATTCATCCAGTGATTGTATGTATCGCGAAATTAGAAAAAGATTATATTGTTGAGTTTGTAAAATATCATTTACATTTAGGTTTTGAAAAAATTTATTTATATGATAATGAAGATGTGCCCACTTATAATGAGATATTAAAAGATTTTGGTGATAGGGTAATTGTAAATCATTTACCGGGTAAAAGTAATTTAATATTGCCACAATATGAAGCGTTACAAAAATTTACATGGGATTATATGCCGAGTCAAGATATAACTCATGTAGCACATATAGATATTGACGAATTTATTGTTTTAAAAAAGCACAAAAATATTAAAGATTTTATTAAAGAATTTATATTTGACGGTGAAAATGGTATAATGTGTGGTGGAATTGCTATAAATTGGAGGTTTTTTGGAAATAATGATCATGTTGAAAAAACAGAAGAACCTTTAACAATTCGATTTACGAAAAGACAAAAAAATGGAAATCTTCATGTAAAAACATTATATAATAAGCAATTTTATGCCTATTATAGTAATCCGCATAATATTGGTGTTAATAATAATGATTATCCCATTAGATCTACTACTGGAGAAATAATTGACGGTCCTTTTAATGAAAATATGGATTTTTCAGTTATACAATTAAACCATTATAAATGTAAAACATGGGAAGAATATAAATATATAAGATCAAGAGGAAGAGCTGATCGATATGATAATCCAAATTATGAACAAGGTGAAGCAAGTTTATTTGAAGAATTTACTCATTTTAATTTTAATGAAGAAGAAGATTTAGATGCCTGTAATTTTTATAAAAGAATACTTGAAAATGAAAATTAAAGAATGGTTATTTTATTAATTCGGAAAAAATATCATGAATAATTTGTTATATATCATTAGAGCCTTTTTTACATCTTTTAAAAATTAAAAACTTGTCAAGTTATATAGAATGAATCAAACAGTTCAACTTATCAATGATTATGTTGTAGAACCCGTGCAAGAATTCATAACGAGATATGTTACAAATCCCTTGGTAGGTCTTCCTTGTCCTGATGAAATAACTGAATATATTGATAATTATACAGGTTATATCCATTATGGTTTGGGTGAACCCGAACGGGGAAGTATTCAAATTGGATACGTTGATCAAAATAATAATTTTGATTTCCAATATAGAATCATTAAAGATTCTATATACCCTCCAGTTCGAAATATTGATCAGTATAGGTTTGATAATATAGGTGAACCTAGAAATATTGAAACAGATCAATATAGGATCAGAGAACTAAACCTACAATTTGCTTATCTTAGAGAAGAAGCAATAAGATATACTAAATACGTTGAAGGATATACACAAAACCAATATTTTTATTGCAATGCTAATAATATAGCCAATAATAATTTTACATGTTTTTGTACAAATTCCTCCCGTTATGCAATCAGAAATCCGCTTAATGTAGATCCAACGATAGTTCCAACATTTCCAATCACTTTAAGGAACAGACCCAATCAAATTATAATATCACCTAATAGTGCCAATCCATTGCCTCCAGATAATAATGGTCCATCGTTTCCTGGCGATGGATCACCCAATCAACCCAATGATTCGTTCGATCCTATTTTAATACAGGATTTAACTTTATAAAAAATTGAATATTAAACGATATTATAAAAATCTTCAAAATGATTTCGGATAAATATCTTCAGGCATTTGCTCATTTTTATCGTGGAGAAATGAATCGATTAACATGCTATAGGACTCGACTCGATAGCACCTTTCAATTCTGCATAATATTAGTATCTGGTTTATTAATATTTTATTTACAAGAAAAAATTGTTTTCAAATATTTTCCCTTATATCTTATACTCCTAACATTATTTTTTTGTTTTATCGAGGCTCGGAGGTATCGTTATTATCTCATATGTCAATATAGAGTTTCGATGATGGAACGAGGATTTTTATGCGATCAGATACTTTATGAAAATAATGGAAAAGATTGGAAAAAAGATATTTTTACGATTTATAATGATATAGAATTCACCAAGCCATTTCTGAAATGTTTTGCTATCCGATATTTCAGAAATTATATCTGGATTGTCGATTTGATTGTATGTTTATGGTATTTTTTTCCCCCCAATATGATTTTTTACTATACATTGACAAGTTTTGTGGTTTTGCAACATTTATATTTTATTTTTTTTACAGAAAAACCTGATATATAAAAATATTATTAAATAAAAATGATTTATATTGCTTTGTTATTCTTTTTAAAAACATATCAACAGGGGATCGAAGATGTGATTCGTTTTTTTGAAAAAATCGTCCCCTTGAACCAATTGATTATTGAAAAATATATCATAGATGGTTCAAAAGAATCTACGATCATCGCATTACAAGATTTTTTAGATAAATTCCCCAATGGGAAAAGAACTACAATTTCCATAAATACGAATATTTTAATCGATATAACTGATTATTTAAAAGATAAAGGTTTAGAAAATCAGATCCCTTCTTTTTCTTTGAATGCTTCGAGTAATATTATAAAATCTCTTGAGAATGTCCTAACCTATGGACCCTATGAACAATTTTCTGTAATGAGTCATATGATGGTTTTTAGGGAATATCGTATGAAAGGATTCCATATTCTTTTTGAAATGGATACCGTCGATGATGTATACTATCAGAATTATATCCAATTAATGAAACATCAATGCGAATTATTAAATATCCCATACAAGATTGGAACACTCGAGAAAAATAAAAATTATTATTTTAATCATGAAACGGTGATTCTTCTATTGGCTTCATCACAATCGTTGCAAAATATATATATCACTCCATTCTTTTTACAACAAATCCCCAAAGGTTGTTATATTGCTTTATCGCCAGCAACTACCGATATAAATGATATTTTTAATAAAGTGCCGGCTTATGCTATAATTCCTACTCCTATTGATTATACCTCGACATCGCAATCGGTATATGATTCGGTTGTTGATAAAAAAAATATATTTTATGGGTGTTATTGTTTTTTTGATATATTATTTACACTTAATTTTATTGCGGATCTTGACACGATTTCAATATTAATTTATATTAGTGCAAATCCCTGGACTTTAATAAATCCTGCATTTGGATCTATAGCATTCGATTTTACTATTAACGGATACAATTATGGATTATACGATATGATTTTTACGAAAGATTCGGTAATCGGTAAAGATTTAGAATTATACAATCAATATAATGATGGAGGCCTCGCAAGAACTCCAGATAGTCAGTCTGTTTTTAGGACGATTGGTATAGTCCCCTATTTTTCTACAAAAATATTTTATTGCCATGAAGATTATTTCAAATTTTTTAATGAAAAAGAAAAATTAGAATTCACACGTTTTGATAAGAGCACTACTATCTATAAAAATAAGAAAATCGCCATTTCTGAAGCCATTCCTTGTCAATTTTCTGTTTCTTTTAATTCGGATGGATTTTTTAAAGAATTGATCAATCTTCCTAATATAGGTATAGATAATGTTAAAGTAAATATGACCATGTCGAAACGAATTATCTGTAAATCCGTTTTATTTTAGATCAAATCAAAAATAATTTTTAAATAATGAAGATAAATGAGGAAAACAAATCAAAAAATATTATTAAATGATCCAGTCAGTTCTTATATACAAGCTCAGGATGTAAATAGTAGTCTTGTATCATTGAATAAAAAAATGAAATTATTTTTTGAAAAAAATTACAAGAGTGAATTGAAAAAAAAATATGCATTAATTTCTGATTCTCAAAAAATTAAGCAATACAAAGAGTTTTTAACTAAAATCCCAAATGTGACTGTTTCAATAGAACAAATTCCAGAAAATATTATAAATTTATTATTTCCAATTCGAAGGATACGTTATCAAAAAATGAAAGAAGAACTCGACAGTATACAAAATATTATTATATGGGATGATTTGAATTTTAGAAGAAAATGGGAATTACAAGGTTTTAATCCCGATATTCTGATAAACAGTCAGGGAGAAAAAATTATACGTCCAGCCATTTTTAAAGATCAAGGCGATATTACCGATCATCAAATTGAAGAAAATTTGCATTTCACGGTTCAAGAAAAAACACAAATTTTTCATTTACGCAGAATTATAAAAATATTAACTGAGACTCAACCCATAACTAAAAATACTTTACTCGAAATTATTGATGATTTACATAGTGAAATTATTTTTGAATATGAAACTTATGATATTGATCAAGAGGGAGAAGATATTGTAATCGATAAATACATCATTTTTAACCGATTATCCAAGAATCAGATAAAAAATATAATTCGTGTTCTTACCTATGTATTTTTTAGATACAAAAATGAATAATTATGAAAAAATAAATAAACTTGTCGTAGTATAGGTATGGCAAGTTTATATTTTTCAGGTAGTAATCCCACAGTTAAATTAGAATTTAAAGATAAGAGTAAAAATAGACAACTCGATTTAAATTCTTCTTCTGATAAAAAAGAATCCAACTTTAACGTTGATGAAATTGATGAAGCAAATTATTTAAGTGTAAAATGCTCTTCTGCAAGAATTTGTCCTCCAAATCTAGCATGTTATATCGCGAAACCCTATAATGATTATCCAACTTTTTCATTTAATAAATATAAAGAGTTGTTTAAAAACCCGGATAATACGATTACATTTTCCTGCGTGAATGTCCCTATTGATGGGACCAATCAAAAGGTAGTTCGACCCAAAATAGAAATTAAAGATAATCAGGGCAATGTTTTAATTTCTAATCAGTTAATTAATCTTTAAGGCATTATATTAAAAAAACTATTATTCATAATCATTGCACCGAATAATGCTAAAAATTGGTCAAAATACATTTCATTATGGTAGATATCTTCATTATTAATTGGATCATTCGTTTTTCCCCAATACGTTTGATTCGTTTCATAAAACTTTGAAAGTTCATCCAAAAATGTGTTTTTTTCGGAAGCATTCCCAAACAAAAAAACGGGGATGGCCCACATAGCAATTGTCATATGACTATGTTCTCTTCTTTTTCGCGTACGCTGTCCCTGATCAAAAATCCATACATCTTCTTCAGGAAGATTATAATCTGGAAATAACCGGAAAAAATTTGCTTTCTCAGCCCCGCCAAGATTCATGATGAATTGTTTTGCGTTCTTTAAATACTTTTCGGCTCTTGTATCTCGAAACCATAGATAATCTACCCCTATTCGAAATAGTATACGGATCGCGTCTTTGAAAAAATATCTACCATCCCCATACGCATTATATCCTAAATGATTATTTTCCACAAATCCGCCGTAAATGGTTGTCCAATCAGGAATTAATCCATTATCATATCCAACGGTTTTTTCTAATAATTCATAATTTTTATGAATCACCGTATCCCAATCATGATTCTGATTATCAAAGGCAGAAAATATTTTGTACCATGCCGGAGAAAAATAAGAGGGATTCACAAATTCATCACATCCCCAATTACTTCCCGGACAGATGTAACCATTTTCAGAAATCATCCTGGCATTCCATAAATTATTGACAATATCTTGAGCACGTGTTTTATAAAAATCATAATGAGTGGCGGGCCATTGATTCGTCTCAATTTTATAAGACGCAAATATCAATGAAAGCGCAATATCTTCCTCTGCATCCGTAGCCCCTCCAATATCTTGAACATTCCCATTTTCGTCCAGATGCCAATTATAATATTGTCCCGTCCACATACGACCTTCAGCATTTTCTAAAAGAGTCTGAAACGTTTCATGATCATCCATGTATAAACTTGCCAAAAGACCATATCCTAGTCCTTCACTCACGATATCTCCTGGGAATTCAGAAAAAGGTCTGTGAACGAGATGAATATTATAAGAATAAATATTTCTTTCTTTGATTCCATTATAGGTATTTATGATTGCATCTGAAAGATTAAAACTTGATATGCATCTCAATAAAGAAAATAAGATAATTGGAAAAATCATTTATTATAATAAAATAAAAACGTTTATGATTATTTTAAAATATTGCACAATCACAGAATGGCCGATTTATTATACCTTTTTAAAAAAAAAATAATAAATTATAGTGCAATACCATTTAATATAATAATGAGATTGAGTACGACGAATGGTTTTTTATCCTATACAAAATTTGTGGCAACTCGACCTGATTCTAGAGGTTCATTAATATGTGAAACATCCTTGGATGGAACGGATCTTTATGAACATCCAAAAGGATGTTGTACCGATAGCAAAAACAAAAATTTTAAAAAATTATGTTCAAGGGATAATCTTTTAAAATTTGAAAAAAAAATAAAAGGGAAAGAAGTTTATTTGTACAATTATGAAGCCAATTCAGATCAAGTGTATTTTCAAATAGATAATAATCCTTCTGATAATATTATTAAAATATATTAAATAAAATGAATTTTTCATATCTAACCAATTTTACAAATCTGATTGGAATTATCGCAGGGATAGGCACCACTTTTTCATTTGCTCCACAGGTACTCCATGTTTTTAGGACAAATGATGTCAAAGGATTATCGCCTTATATGCTGTTTATCCATACAACAGGTATATCATCATGGATATGGTATGGATTTTTACGAGATGATCGAATTATCATTAGTTTTAATTTGATTACTCTTATTTTCCTGGCCATGATTATCGTACGATTGTTATACAAAAAAATTAAACCATCGTCTATAGAATTCGAAGAAACACAAAATATTATAGAATGTTAATGATTACATCTTAATTTTTTTCTGATACGATTTAATTAAATCCCAATTCATTTTTAACGAACACAGTCCTGAACCAATGGATGATCTTTTTCCACACATAATATTGGCAGATACAGATTTTATATAATCTTTTTCTGCATAAAATCCAGCGGTACAGAATTGATCCAATGATTCTTCAAAAGAAGCACGACTTAGTACACCAATTTGTTCTTTTTTCATACCATAACGTGATATACTATTGATACTTCCTTGAAATGTCATTATATCCACTAATAGATGTATATGAGAAGGATTTATAAATGTACCATCTGATGATACGACATTTGTAAATTCTTCAATTAAAAATTCTCTTGTTGCCTCAATACCCATAATATGATATATTTCCCACATATTATTACTATGTATCGTTGAATGATCAATAAATGGTAATGAAAGTATGTCCAAAAAATTAGATCCTTCGGTCTGTATTAACCAATTATTGTCTACATACTGATAATGATAATCTTTAATATTTTTAATTCCACAAATTTCAATCTCTAAAAGTTTTGTTTTTACGATTTCTTCAAGGTATATCTCAATGTGATTTATATTATTTATAAAACTTGGAGCGACATCCTTATTAGGAACATTAATCTCTGAAGTGTTTATAAATATATCTAGTTGTCCGATATAAAGTGGAGAAATTACAACACATACATCCGAATAAATCGATTCAATTTTATCCTTGATTTTTGACATTGAAATCTTATATTTATACATTTTTTGTTTGTCCAATAAAAATGTGATGCCCGAATTATAATAACGAAATTGATTACTATACACAATTTCATAAGCACAAAACCAGAATTCTTCTATCCTGTCCTGAATAAATATTTTATCTGAAATCACAATATCATTTAAAGTATTATAAGCAATAGAATCACGTATTATATTTCTACATTCTCTTGGTGTTTGTATTTTATCCGTGAGATTGAAATAGAGGGTAGACATTTTAGGTTCTTTTGTTGCATTTAATAATTCTAAAAACCTAGGAACGCCAGTGACAACAGTTGCAACACATAAACCAGAAGAATGAAAAGAATTTAATGTTAATTGTGTTTGACGTTCACCGATACTTTGAGCACAAATAACTCCAACACCATCACCCGCTTGAATGATTGATTTCGAAAATTCTTTTTCAATTTCCCTTTTAATTATATCTATATTTTTAAATTCATCATGCACCTTTTCATTCCGCAGATCTTCTTTTACAAGAGATATAGTTTTCATAATGTATGAATTTTTTACATCTTTGGGTAAATAATTTGGATAAAGCGATGAAATATCTTTTAAAATATAATTAATTTCATCTTCCGATAAATTTCTCATTTTTTTTTATAAATTAATATTCATAAATATCAATTTTTTAGATTATAAATTTTTTTGAAACTATATTAAATAAATGACGACAATTCAAAAACTATTTGACACATATTTAGAAGGGTTTGCTCCACCTCAATGGATTAAAAAATTTATATTTTCGGATAAATATTTAAAAAGTACGGTATGTTATTACGACAAGGGAAATAAAAAAGAAGAAGTAGAACAATTATTAACATTACGAGAACCAGTCAATATTAATATGATACAATTATATCATGAGGATTTATTAATGGATTATTTTGGTTATAAAAAATCTGTTTACGATTCAAATTCTCCTAATATAGCCGTATATTGTTACACACCGATTAAAATAAAAACAATCAAGAGTAATATTCACGTTTTAAATGTCATTGGAGTTGCCCTTGATAATATGAAACAACCTGATTTTATCAGAATAGTGGAAAAAGGTCGGGATGAATATATTAAAATGGTATGTCTCGTGTTTAAAAAAATAAAATATTGTTTCATGACAAAGAATTTTAAAAGACTGGTATTGCATGGTTTTGGGCTTGGAAATTATGCCAAATATGCAACAATGTTAGGAATCGATGTTCACAAAGTTTTTCAGGTAGCCTTTAATGAAATATTTGCCGATATCAATCCTAAATGGGGTAAAGAGATTGTATTCAATAATATAGATATTATTGTTGATTATCCGGTGATACATCAAGATAAATATCTCGATGCGCTAATTTTGAAATACAGAAAAGAAAACCAATTAGAGCACACTCTATTTATTAATGCATGGGATCCATTTAGTATGATTGGCAATGGGAATGAAATGGATGATTCACTCGATGGCTATTTTGGAAGAATATCCGCCATGAGCATACTCGGATGGCCAATAACGAATAAACAATTATCTTATCAAGAAGTGGGGGATATAAATATTTATTATTCTGATACTTTAGATTACAAAGATCAATTATTTATTCAATTTCCTTTTGATATGATATGGGATAAAAATCAATTTGTCTACAGTACAAAGCAATTAATTCAAAAGGCTAAAAAATACAAAAAAACTAACGATTATGAAGAAAACGAACGATTAAAAGATTTCTTACAAAAACCTTTTGACATTTCAAAATTAAAAATACCACCCTTTGAGAATGATATTTTACAATGGTCTCTTGAAATGAAAAAATCTGTTTCCGATTCATGGACACTCACGACACTGACACTTTATGAATTCCCTAAACAATCACCTGAGAATATAGTTGATCTTAAAGACTATCCTTACAGGATCAATAACGAACAAGAAAGAATAAGCATTCCCTTTTTATATCATACACTCATGTTTACTGATCTTCAGGGTATTATGCTCAATACCGAATGGTTTCATCAACAAATTGAATACATAAAGAAATTAAAAGCGGATGACCAAAGGATATTGTATGATTATTCACTATCTCCGAATAAAGTCAACGATAGGAAAGCCAGGCTTCAAAAAATCATAATGGATAGTCCGCGACTTTTAAATCCAATCATCGTGTGGAGAGGTATTAATAAAAATTATTTTAAACAATACACCACAAAACATGGTGGAGACACATATGATAATAAATATTTTAATCATTTCCAATCGACTTCGATTGATCCGAATATCGCCTACAATAATTTTATGGGTTATCCTTGTTGTTTATGTCAAATGTTATTAATGCCTAATACCCCATGTTTATTTTTAGGAATAAGCGCATTAAGTTATGAAAGAGAAATCTTATTACCTCTCGATATTAAATTTAAAATCGTAGACAATACTGTCGATATAAAAAATTGTTATTACAAAACTAAAAATAAAATGATCCGTATGTATTCGATCGTATAAAAAAAATTAAAAAAACTTGCTTATAAATAGATAGATTTTTGATAAAAATGTATCCTTGTACAAATTTTTTACTTGCTATAGAAGCGAGAAATATTTTTTTTCCTCAATATGTTCTACCGTCTAATAATTTTTTTACTGGGGTTACGACTCGTGTTCCCTATCGTTATTAATATTTTACACTCTCAAAATTTTTTGGATAAACACTGAATTTTGTAAAATAATAAAATATTATATAGTAATAGAAGTCATGACATCAAAACCTACTTTAGATGATCTTCGAAATACATTGAACACTCAAAATTATACCGGCTATTCGAATATATTAGGTGTAATACAGAATACTCAAACAATTGATACCATTGCGAATTTAATCAATAATCCTAATGCAGTATTTTATATCCCGAATAATGATGCTCTGAAAAATGTAACATTATCAGATCTATCAGGTCCTAATGATATAATCAATATTATTCAAGATCATATAGTTGTTGGAAATTGTACATTATCAGGAAAAATATTGAATATTCCTGATAATTATTTGGTGGAAGCTTTTCAACAAACAAATCCGAATGGAAATCCGGGGGCCGGATTTCAGATTATAAACACAATTATTAATAATAATGTTGCTGCACCTTCTAATACATGCCCTAATTTAAACTTACCACAATAAAAAATTGAAATTATAAATTAAAAATTATATTTTATAAGAAATGATCAATATCAATCCACAAATAAGTGATCCTCAATATCGTTATAAAATGAATAAAATTAAAACTTGTTTAGAAAGCAGGGGGAATGGAATAAAAACAGTAATACAAAATCTAGAGATGGTCGGTAAAGATATTAAACGAGACCCTTTAGAAATTTTGAAATTTATTGGCTTGAACAAAGGATCCCAATCTTTTTTGGAGAATAAAAAATACATTTTAATGGGATCGTTCACAACCCATGAAATCCAAGAAAATATCTACAAGTATATCAAACTATTTGTTTTGTGTTCCAAATGCAAATTACCAGAGACAATGTACACCGTTTCTGATTCGGTTTTACACCAAAAATGTTCCGCCTGTTCAAATAGTTTTATTGTCGATCATAAGTTGTCTTCTTTTATCATCAAGAATGTGAAAGAAAACGATGCATCCATCGATGATTTTTAATGATAATGTCTGTTTTCGTATTGACCGTGTAAAAAATAATGCAATGAAGCCTGAGAATCAGTAAGATGATCAATATCCGGATTCTTTGACTTATAATCAATGGCATTAAAATCATCAGGTAACATTATTTTATATACTCTTTGCTCCTCTTGGCCGTGTAAAAAATAATGATTACTGATCTCTACATCATTCAAATGTTCTAAATCGGGATAAAACGATCGATAAAGGCTGGGATTGAAATCAGAGGGCAGGTGTAATTTATAACTTCGTTTTTCGTTTGGAAAATAGATTAAAAAATGTAATAATAATGATTGATATGACAAATTTATAAGGTCTGGATTTAATAATTTATATTCTTGAAAACAAAAATCTTGTGGAACAATATTATTTTTTTTAAGATAATCTATGGAAATATTTTTATAGTCTAGTTGTCGAGATTGAACGATACGATGTAAATCATTTATATTCAACCTACGATTGACTAGTAACTCAAAAGTTGATTGTTTATCGAATGTCAATTCATATAATTCACTAAATTCGTTACCCGTATTCAAGTTCAAATTATTATAAGAATGAACCATTTCCAAGTAATAATGAAATGAACGATATCGACCGTTCGCCTGTCCAATATTCGATCGTAATTTCCTTTGCAAATATTTTTTGGCGGATAAAATAATATAATGATTTATATGAATAGGAAGAGTAAACAATTTTTCTTGAAAGTCAAATATATAAACATTATCATTGATTCGTTTATCATTATCAATAATATGATGAACAGTACTAATGTATTTATAACAAGAGGGTTTAAATATAGATTTACCAAATTCATGATAATGATTTTCATGATAAATAAAATTATTTTGGATGGATCCTTTTGGCATATCGGTATAAAACGAGGAACCGAACATCAACCAGGGTATATATAAACGATCATAGGAATCATATTGTTCTAAAAACGATGATAAAGAAGTAAACTCTTTCATTATTATAAATTCATCAATATCGAGGCATAATAACCATTTCGAAAGATCATGATGCGATTTTAAAAAATAATTATAAAAATATAATTGCTTGTTCTCTCTTAATAATGAATAAAGATAAGCATCGTATAAAGGATGAATCGTAAATGTTTCTGCATCATAAAAATCAACATCAATAGTGAATATAGTAACATTGGGAGATTGAATCCATTTTGTGACTGGAATTTTACTCCTATCGTCAAAAATAAAAATATGATTGACGCCTAATTCTTGATAATATTCAATCCATTCTTGAATAATATGATCTTCATCGCGTACCATTGTCAATAATATTACATTATATGTCATTTTTTAGTGAAATCAATATTTTAAATTTTCAGGAAAAATATCTTTATTTATAGTAGGAGATGTTGCCACATGATTTCAATACTTTCACGTATAAATACCTTAACCCAGATTTACGAAACATGACGGATTCAGAACTAATGTATCATTATGAATATCATGGACGAAAAGAAAATAGACTCTATAATTTACAATTACCCA